TCACGAACTGGGGAAAATGTTGAGGGTCCTTTTTTCTTACTTAATATGCAACAACCATCAACAGATTTAGATTTAAATAAAGAACTAGAATGGTTTAATGCTAACATGCCTAAAGATTCTAATGGTAATCCTATTGTTGGGATCGATATAGTACAAGGATTAATAGATGGTAAAGCTTTTGGTAAGTTTACTAAACATGGTAATATACTATTATCTAATTTATTAAATACTCCAGGTATAATCTATCATGAATCTTGGCACGCTATTACTAGACGTTTTATAGCCCCAGACCAAAGATTTGCTATGTACGATGAGGTTAGAGGTATGAGGGGGTCAACTACTACTTATAAAGGAGAGACTAAAAAGATGTCACAGCTTACTGACAAAGAAGCTGATGAATGGTTAGCAGAAGAATTTAGAGAATATGTTTTAGCGGGAGGAAATTATAAAGTAGGTAGTAAAATACAAAAAAGTATTTTTGATAAGATATTAAGTATTTTAGACTTCTTTATAAATAATACATCACAAGCTCAAGACTTAATGTCTAAAATTAATACAGGATATTTTAGTAACCCTAATACTAATATAACTATATATGATTCTAAAACAGAAGCTTATTACGAAGGTACTAGGTTAACTGCTACTATGAGGAATAATACTATGGAAGGAATGACTGTTTTATTATTTCATAAAGGTTTAAAAAATGGCATATTTAATTTAGAGGATTTTGTAGATCCCGATAAAACAGCACAAAGAAATAAAGCAATTAGAAGTCTTTATGGTAAACCAGAAACACTGGGAAGTGTTTATTCACAAATAGAAGCTCATATAAAAGAGCAAATAAAACAAGCTAAGTCTCAAAGAGATATAGATAATCTTGAACAGACTATGCGGGCTATTAGAGATAATTGGCAAACATTACAAGCTGAACATGCTCAATATCTTGAAAGATTTACTATAGATATTACAGAAGAATCTGAGGAATTAGAAAGAATAAGAGAACAATTTGGTAAGCCTCAAAATGAAATAGATCCTAGCACATATCTTCCTAAAGCGGTAAGACTTTTATTAGCCACATTACCTTTAACAGAAGGAAGAGCGTTTGCAGTAAATGAAAGCGGTCTCCCTAAATTAGTAGACTTTGGTAGTATAATGAATTTTATGTATAAAGAATTTGCTAATATTAATCCTAAAGATTTTAAGAAAAATTTAGAAAGGCTTGTAGCTAAAAGGCCAGAAATACAAATATTAATAAATAGATTGAATCTAGATTCAGATGATATATCAACATTAAATGAAAATCAAATACGTTTAATAGTTCAAACTATGATGCAATTTAATCAATCTAATAATACTTTTTACACCCAGCTTATGACTAGAGAGGGTGGTAGAAGACTTATTAATAGCAATCAAAATAGAGTAGAGGATAAAATAAAATTACTTTGGACTAATAATTTTAAAGAAAATATACAAGACAATAAAGGATTAGGAGAAGATGTAAATGGAGAATTAATCCTTAACCCAAAAGCTAAAGTAAAAGTTGGTAAAAAATCTAAAACCTTTTCTGATTGGGCAAAAGACATTAAAAGGACTCCGCAAGAAACATTACTAGTTTTAAATGAATTAGGCATATCTTTTACAAGACCTGATTTATTTACAGAACTATATATAGCTGATGAAAATGTTAGACAAGCATCTAATTATATATTTCAAACAGTTTATAATGAACCTGTAAGTAATATATTTAAAGGAGACATTCAGGCTAATTTACAAACATTAGTAAATTTAGAAGCGCAAACAAATCCTACGAATGTAGATTTACAACATAGAAATCCAGAAGGTAAAACAATACATGGCGTTAATTTAAAAACTTACGCAGATGTATTAATTTCTAATTTAACTAAGATTGGCCCAACAGGAGAAAAGATAGTAAATCAAGAAGAGGTTTTAAAATTATTAAACTATGATAATTTAAAAGGGTCTCATTATCTACGAAGCTTAGCAGAAGATCCATCTTTACCTTTAGAAGTTGTAATATTACAAGGTATAGAACAAAGTGGAGGAAGAGGTAAAATCTTATCAAAAGGATCTCCAGTAGATATTGGTGTTATGATGGTTAACTCTTTATTAACTCAGGGTATTACTCCTATTCTTAGAACTGCAGATAAAAAGACAGAGTTTGGTATCAAATATACAATACCATCTCTAATGCTTAGTAGGCAAGATATGGTAGCTAGACTACAAAATTATTTAGCAGACGAACTAAGAGTGGCTTCTACATTTAATAGTAAAAGAAAATCTAAATTACGTAGAATTTCTACATTAAAAGATAATGGTGGTAATTTAAGATTCTTTAAAGGATTAGTACCTTCAATCGGTAGAACAGAGTATGGTAAAAGATTAGATGAAAAGGATATTGAAAATATAGTTAATAGAGAAAGTGTGCTATTAGATTTAAATGCTTTTTTAGATTCTCAAATATTAAAAACAACTAATACGTTTAAAGAATATAATATACTAGATGGTTTAGATCAAAATTTATTAGAAAGAGCTCAGACAACAGAAGCTTCAATAGAAGAGCAATTTACATATGAATATCTTACTTCTGTTAATGAGCAGGGTAAATTATTATTAGGTGATTTTGCATTATACTCAGATCTATTTAAAAGAACTTCTGGAATTAGCGGTACTAAAGTATACCCAACATCAGATCCTACTATTTTAAATTGGATGAATGATAATATGCCAAACTTATTATCTAATAAAGAACATACAAAAAATTTAAGAGTTTCACATAGAGCTGCAATTAAAACAGAAGCTCCTTATTTAGAGCAGTATATGGCTACTTTAGAGTTAATGGGTATGAGCCCAGAGTTTATGAATAATGTTAATGATGTATACTCTAATATGGAAGAGTTTGATGGTGGTGGATTTATAACATTAGATGCTTATAGAAGTTTATTATGGAGAACAGGAAAATGGACTATTCCTCAAGAAGAATTTTATCAAAAAATAGCTAGAGGCAAAGAGATAACAACTCAAGATATGGCCCTTATACCTCCTATAAAACCTCAACTATTTGGTCCTTACGTTGTTGAGAATTCTAGGTTAATGACATTTCATAAATTTGCATTATTTCCAATAATTCCTAATATGGGTGGGCTAATGCCAGAAACTTCTTTTGATGATATTAATCAAGATATGATTGAGAATGATATTGACTATATGATATTTGAATCTGCAGTTAAAGTGGGAGGAGTAGTTATGAATGAAGATGGCTATGACCCATTCTACGAAGAATTACCTACAGGATATAGTGCTTATAAAGATATGGGGCTTGATGAAAAAGGGCAGCCTTTCGGATTACAAGAATTAAGTTTTTCAGATTTAGGTATACAAGTAGAAACTGCTCCAAAAACTAAACAAACAGTTAGAGAAGGATCTCAATCTCGTTCTTTATTACCTATAAATGTATATGATAGGGGTGAACTATCTGAAGGATACCAAGATTTTGAAAAATTAATTGATACTTATCATGAAGTTAATGAAGAATTAGTAGCACGAGATTTTAATAATTTAACTAAGAAACTTAAACTAGTTAAGGATGAGTCAGGAGTATATAAATTAGAATCAGATGATATAGAAGAATTTAAAAAAGTTCTTATACAGGAATTTAAAAAGAGAGATAACCCTCTTCACACTATAGCTGCATTAGAAGGTTTATTAGAAAGTGATACTAAATTTATAGAACAATTATTTGAAAAAAATAAAATAGAGAATTTATTATATTCTATTGTAAATAATAATGTAGTTAGAAGAGAGATGCCAGGAGGACAATTCGTATTACAAGCGTCTACAGGATTTGAACATAAAATTAAAGCTATTAAACAAAAAGATTTTGAATTAGCTGATAAAGATGGTATAGATTTACATGGAAATAAATTAAAACCATTAAAGTTTTATAGAAAAGCAGATCCTGATAATTTAAGTTCAGAAACTTTAGCGATGCAAGTTTACTTACCTAGTAGATTTAAAGATCAAATGGGAGCTCTTGAAGAAGATATTAATTTAGTAGATCCTGAATTACTGCAATTAATAGGTTTCCGTATTCCAACAGAGGGTCTTAACTCTATGGACTTTATAGAAGTAGTAGGATTTTTACCTAAAGCATATGGAGACACAGTAATTGTACCGTCTGAAATTGTAGGTAAAGCTGGATCCGATTATGATATTGATAAATTAAGTATTTATTTCCCTAATTCAACTAAAGAGGGTAAAAGAGTAAAATTTGATCCAAGTAAATCTGTTAAAGAACAATCTAAAGCGGCTCTACAAAATGAACTACAAACTATTATGAGAGATGTTCTGAGTCATCCAGCAAGTTTTGATCAGTTAATATCTCCTGTAGGAGCATCAACATTAAAAGAAGTAGCTCAAGAGATAGCAATGTTAAGAAATCCTAATAACTTTGATCTTGAAGGTAATAAGATTAAGAAAAACTTAAGTGAAACATTGCAGTTAGAAAATATGATAAATACTTCATACAGAATGTTCTCAGGTTTAGGAGGTATAGGTATTGTAGCTACTAGTTCTACACAGCATGCTAAAGGACAAAGACCGGGATTAAATTGGAACTTTGCAAATAATGAAGATATAGTATTTAATTTTGCTGGAGAAGGTTTTGGACTATCTAGTGTATATGATATAAAAGGAGTAGATAAAATTAGTGGTACTATTGGACAATATGTTACGGGATATGTTGATGTAACTAAAGAAGATTTTGTATTTGATATTAATGCTGGTATAGAAATGGCCCCTATACATATGTTACTAGTTAGATCTGGAGTACCTTTAAAAACAGTAGCTTATTTTATGTCACAACCTATTATAGATGATTATGTAAAATTAAAAGAATTGAATCAACCTATGTATTCTTTTTCTCCTCTATTATCAAACAGTGAAATAGAATCTGAGTTAACTTCTAAATATGGGAATACTAGTAGTTCTAATATTAAATTTACAGAAGATTCTTTACGTAGTATGGTAGGTAAAGATGTTACAAATTTAGAAGATTTAGAAAAAAGAAAACAAATTCAAATTTTAAATGACTTCTTAAGATATAAAGATTTAGCAGAAGATTTATTAATTTTAAAAGATGCTTCTAGTGTAGATACTTCTAGGTTAAATAATGGAATAGCAGTTAGGTATGTTAAGCAACTTATAAATAGACTAGAACAGGATGGTAAATTTATAAATCTTGATGAATTATTATATGGGAATAAAGAAGGCGCTTCTACAGTAGCTGGATATACTAAACTATTAAATGAGATTGATGGAATGTTTGCTGATTTTAAATTAGGAGAATATTTAACAGATGCTAGACAATTTATAGATAATAAATTATTTGAATTAACAGATAAGGATTTAAAAGTAAATAGAGAAGATGCTATAAATAAAATGAAAAAATTTGAAAACTTCTTAGCTACAACAGTAGTTCAAAGAACTTCATGGGAGTATAACAAGTTAGAAGACAGGGGTAGAGATTTATTTGTAGGTCAAAATAGCTTACCTAGAAGAATCAATACTTTAAAGAAAATGCCTGCATATGCAAATAATTTACTAATGCAAGAATTAACTCCTATCTTACAAGTATATACTGAAGACAGTGTAGAATCAACTGTAGACGGTTTAAGACTATTTAGTAGAAAACTTCAACCATATGATATAGATTTATTGGCGGATGCATTTTTAGAATTAAAAGAAATTAATCCTGTAATAGCTAGAGAACTAATTATATTTAGTGCTCTGCAATCTGGATATGAATTTTCACCAACTTCATTTTTCCAAATTATTCCTGGAACAGAGGTTCTAGAAGTACTATCTCCATATTTTAAACAAAATAAAAATGAAGATAGAACAAGTAATCTTATTAATCATACAACTATAAACAGTTTATGGGATGATTTCCATAAAAACTATTCTTATGATTCTGCTGTAGCTCCTAATATATATAGAAAGAATGTATATAATAATCTTACATTAAATAAAAATCATAACTTTGTTACTGTAACTACAATTGTAGGTAGAGAATTAATTGGAAGTAAAGAATCTTTAAAGTATGACACTTTATTATATAAGAATACAGGGAAAGTTACTGATAAAGGATTATCAATTTATACAAAAATAGATAAAAAGGGAGTTAAAAATAGTTTTGTAGAAGCAACTGGAGCAAATACTCCATCAATAATAAATAGAAATACAGGAGTTATTGCTAAAAAAGAAGAAGGTGAACCTGAAGTATCTAATACAGTACTAACAGTTAAAAGAAACCTAAATAATGAAATCCAAAACGTTATTAATGAAGAGGATAAAGGTTGTAAAAAAACATAATATATGGCTTGCAGAATAATAAGAAACGATAATAATACAATATCTAAAGTATTAGCTAAAAATGGTAAAGAATCAAGACTATTTAAAGATATAGTGGCATTAGGATATGATAAAGAAACCGCTTTAAAGAAGTGGGCCCTTGTATATACTCCTACATTCAAACAATGGTTTGGTCAAGGAAACGTAGATATTAATGGAGAACCAAGAATTGTAATGGTAAATCAAGATCCAGTATTTATATCTGATAGTAATAGTACAAAACATGCTACTGAAAATCTAGGTACATTTACATCTAAAAAAGACCCTTCCCCATTATTAAATAATATAAAACAACGATTTAATCTAGTTAAAAAAGATGGTAATGTAAGAAATATACCTTATTTAGAGAATGCTATGGCTATAGCTGAAACTATAGAAAAGAAATATCCTGGTGTAAGAGCTTTTGTACTACAAGATATGGGAGGGGATTACATTAAATTAGATGTTACTCCACATTTAGACCCAGATAATATATATCATCAAGCAGAGGCTCTAGAATTAGCTGAGAGAGATGAGGCTGTAGATTTAGCTATGACTCAGTTTTTAAGATCTATAGGAGTAAAACTTAAAGAAGTTTCTGAAATAAGAGATAGTAAAGGTAATATTATACCTGTAATTGCTAAAGCTGACATGGTAAATAAACTTGTAGAATATGCTAAAGGTAAAATTGGAGTAGACACACTACCTGAAGAAGCAGCTCACTTTATGGTAGAGTTATTACAAGCAGAAGGTAGCCCATTATTTGACTCGATGATGAACAATATACAGTCATTTGGGGTATACCAAGATGTCATAGAAAGCGACGTATATCAAAAACTGTATAAAGGTGATATAAATAAACTTAAAAAAGAAGCTATAGGTAAGCTTATAGCAAAGGTTATAGTAAATAAATTTATAGAAGAATCTCCAGCTAATATTAGAAGAGCTACCACTTGGTGGGACAGACTGGCAAACTTTATACGAAGTATATTTGGAAAAGTACAAAGTGATCCATATGCAGAAGCTGCGCAAATGATGCTTAATGCAGCTGTAGATGATCATGTAAATGTTAAAAGAGGTATGGGTAATGTTATGGGAGAATATTATCAAGAATCACCTATAGTTAAAAAAGATAAAGTAGGTAACACTATAGATAGGTTAAATAAAGAAAATGAGAATTGGGAAATTGAAAGAGTATCTTTAGAAGAAGCCGGATTAAAACAACCATGGTTTGTTGAAGAAGGAAATGAAACTGAAAGATATGTAGGTAAAAAAGATGGTTCTTATCCTGGAAAAGTAATTAAAGGAAGAGTATCTGACGCAGTTAAAAAACATTTTTGGAAAATAAATAGAGGGAAAATTACAGATCTTAGCGGAAAACAAAAACAACTTCGTTTAGATAATAATGAAATGAGAAAAGTAACAGGTACTGCAGGGCACCACACTATGCAAGAACTTGTTGAATTATATGCCAATAAGAAAGGTAAAAGAGCAGATATACTTAAAGCTTCTATTTTTACTGAAGCTCAATTTAATGTTTTAGAACAAGGAATAAAAGACCTTTTAGCTCAAATTAGAAAAGTTCAAAGAGAGGAGATAGATCCTAAAGGCAAAGTAATTATAAGAACAGAGCAATTAATTACTAATAAGGAGCAAAGTGTTGGTGGTTCTATCGATCTTCTTGCTGTATTTAGTGATAATTCTGCGGCTATATATGATTATAAATTTGTATCACCGTCTAAAGCAGCTGGATATGTAGATAGAATTACTAATAGAATAATAGAGGATCCTTTTAACGTTAAGATGACAACGTATGATTTACAGATGTCTCAATATAAACAGAGTTTAGAGCAAACTTATGGAATAACCAAAGTTAGACAATCTAGAATAGTTCCTATACATATTAGATATAAAACCGCTAAAGATGGTAAACTAACAAATCAAATAACTGTGGTTCAGATGGGGACCAAATATAGTGAATTCTTACAGCAAATTCCGGTGGCCGGTGAATTAACTAGTTTTGATGATATAAATAAAATTATTAAAAAGTTATTAGTAAGAAAAGCAGCTGTTGATAGACAACTACAAACTAAAAAATATAAAGCAGGCGCTTCTTTTGAGTCTCTTAAAGCTCAGCAAGCTAAAATAGCTAAGCAATTAAGAGTATTACAAATAGATCAGGATTTAGCATATGTTATAAAGTCTCTTGAAGAAGATAAAAAAATAATAGATACTAAATTAGCTACTAATAATGAGTTTTTAAAATCAGGAGAACTCAATCCAAATTATTTAACAAATCAAGATTTAAATGATTTATTAAATGATTTAATGTTTTATCAATCATTAGTTAATATTCATGACTTTGTAGAGGTTATGGATAAAAAGAAACAAGAAGAATATAGAATAGTTAGAGATAGACTTGCAGGATTTATTGGTCCTGCAATTACCGCGGTACAAGGAAAGATGTTAGAAAGAACTAGTGACAATGCTCAAAAACGTGGAATACAAGGTATTAAGTCTTTTAATTTAGATGTTAGTTGGGCTACTACTAATTTTGTTAATTTATCTAAACAAACAAATCCTTATTTAAGAAATTTATGGGAAATGATGGATAAATTAAACTATACTAAAAGAAGAATAGTTAAACAAAAAGCAGAAGAAATTCAAGCTGCTCAAGATGCATTTGTAGCGGGACGAGGTATTAAGGCGTTTGATGATTTACTAAATGAAGATGGGTCTTTTAAATCTAAATTTTCTAGTGAGTATTATACTAGAAGGGCCTCAGCGATTAAATCAAATGATTACAGTTGGTTTTCTGAAGAAGCAGGCAATGTAGTTATAGATAAAGAATATTATGATAAAAAATATAAAGAATTCAGGGCGGGTAAATTAAAAGCTTTGAAAGGAAAGTTTGGGGATAACCAAAAAGCAATAAATAGAGAACTAACTAAATGGGAAATAGCACATGATGTTAAAAACCATAGGAAAACGGCATCTATAAATAAAGGAGGTCAATACTTTTTAAGACCAGCTGAAAAATGGATTAGTGAAGACTATCTTAAAATTCAAAATGATCCTGCTACAAAAGCGTTTTATGATTTATATTTTAAAACCATTAATGAAGTAGAAGAAATGTATGGAGAAAGATTGGGACCTAATTTTACAGCTGAAGTACATAAAGGATTTATTGAATCTTCATGGGTTAATGGATCATTTAGCGAAGCAATGGATTCTTCTATAGAAAATTTTCAAGTTAGAGAACATGATTTAATGTATGGTATAAGAGATGAAAATACCGGGCGGTTAATAAAACAAATACCTAAATTATATGTTAGGCCTTTAAGAGATAAGAATGGTAATATAGATTCATCATTAAAATCTAGAGATTTAGGTAAAGGTTTATTATTATTGTTTGATGCTGCTTTAGATTATCAATTAAAAAGTGATATACTTCCTGAAATACAAATGATGGAAGGAATTTTAAGTACTAATGCTATTGATGTACAATCTACGGATAGTTTTGGTAATATATTAGAGAATGCAACTAATATGGATACAGAGAGACCTAAAAAGTTATATGAAACATATCAAAATTTTGTAGATGCTTATATATATGGTACTGATCTAAATTCTAAAGATCTCAAATTAGGAACCAGAACTAGTGCTGTTAAATCTGTTTTAGGTTTAAAGAATTTACATTCTATTGCTCAATTAGGATTTAAAACTCCTGTTGCTATAGGAGCTTTTGCTGCTGGTATGTTTGGATTAGAGTATGAAGCCTCTAAAGGAACGTTTATAACTAGAAAAAACTTAAGAAAGGCCCAACTAGCTTTAATGAAAGCAGATCCTAAAATGAGAGCGTTAGTAGAGCATTTAGACTATTACCAAAGAAATGATGCTCAAGTAAGAGCAGATAGACTCTCAGCACAATATGTAACAAGGCACATGACTAATGATAAATGGTTTGCTTTCTTATCTACCGCGGACCGGGGAATTGACGCTATAACGTTATATGCAACTGCATTAAATTTTGGTGTAAATGAAGATGGAATGGTAACAAGATTAGATAGATTACCAGAGAATTCAAAAAATATTGTAGAATTAATGGAGATAGAACAAAATTCATTATGGGAAGGAACAACAACTAATGTATCAAATAAAGCGGTAGATAGATACAAAGTTAAAATCGAAGGATTATCAGAAGAAGGAGAGTTAAAAATGAGAAATATAGGTAGGGAAATATCTTTTAAAGTAAAAGGAAGTATGACTGATGAAGATAAAGTACTATATAATCAAAACTTCTTTTTAAAGTTAATGATGCATTATAAGTCTTGGCTACCTGGTGTAGCAATGGCTAGATTTGGTAAACAAAGATATAGTAATATATTAGAAACATTTGATGAAGGTACTTGGGTGAGTTACTTTAGTAATACTCAAATGTCAATATTTAATAGTCCTGTTGAAGCTTTAGATACAGAGGTTCATGCAATGAATATCTTAAAAACTGTATTTTTAGATGCTGCTAGCGCAATAACTGATGCAATAACATTTGGAGTTTTTAATCTAAATGAAGTAAAAGAAGATTTAGCTAGAGCTAGGTTTGATATGTGGGCTGCTAATAATGCTAATAATCCTCAATTTTCAGAGAAACTAAAGGATGAAGCCGCTCGAGAAGAGTTATTTAAAGAATATCTAATAATGAAAAGGGGTAATATAAGGGCCTTTTTAATGGAGCTTAGATCTGTTATAGCTTTATTTGCGCTATTAATGTCTATTTCAGGAGATGATGATGAAGATGGAAAAATGGATATAAGACAAACGTATGCGGGAAGAAAACTACACAATATAGTAAGCAGAGTATATAGAGAAACAGCTGTATTTATGAATCCGGGTGAATTTCTTGAATCTGGTAGAGCAACAGGTATACCTATGCTTAATTTAGTAAATCAAGGCGTTAAACTTGTAGAAAATACTATAGATGAAACTGGTGATTTATTAAGTGGCGAAGCTCCATATGATAATAAAGATAGAACGGAAAGATTCTATTATACATTTAAGTTAACTCCTGGTTTAAATGCATTAAGTAAAGGGATAGAAATGTTCCCACAACAAAAATACGAAAGATACTAAAATGAAAAAGGGGAACCGTTAGGCTCCCCTTTAATCACATTGACATTTTTAACAAAAGAAGATAACCAATTAAGTCATCAACCGTATCTTCTGTTTTATCATTTATACCTCTATTACTAATTCTGGCTAATTTATCATCTATTCTAGCACATATAGCTTCAGTAGAATTAAGTTTACTAAATATATTCGTAGGATTAAGCGCAGTATTACCATACGCTTCATTTTTTTCTTTTAATAAAGTAGTAATTTTTTCTACTATCTGATCTAAATGGGTCCCAAAAGGAATTTTAGAAGGGTCTTGATTTCTATCAATTTCCCAATAAAATTTATTATGAGTTTCATTTATTGAATAAGGGGTATCAAATTCTAACCCTTCTGGTACAGACATTGTTACTGTATCTTTTTTCTTTTTCTTTGTCATAAGTAATAATCTAAATTTAACGTTTCTTTTTCTATATCTATAATGCTAAGAAGTTCTGAATTCTCAGGTATTTCCGCATTTAATTTGGTTTCCAATTCTTTTTTTCTTTCTTCAGATTTAAATAAAATTTTAGATAGACTAGAGTCTACTCCCATTCCGTGGAATTCTAAAATCTTAAGTTTAAAATCATCATCTAATTTAGAGTATTTGCCTTCTTTAAAATATTTAAAATTTAAGTTATGATAATCTGGAACACCAAACATGTAAACTGTATGTTGTGGGTCCGCATCAAAAGCTCTTATAAAAGTTCTAAATTTTCTTAAAGCTAAATCAAACTTTGCAAATAAAGGGTCAGATGACCATCTGTATAAAAGAATAATAGAGTCTTCTAGTTCAGAATAATTTATAAATGCATTTATCAAATTAGATTCATAAAGAAATAAGTGTCTGTTTCCACTTAACATAGGTAAAACAAAAATAGATGATTTAGTTCTTTCTGCAGTCTTTAGATGATATACTAAAGCATTGCCGTCTTTTATTTTTTCTATTATGTTTATCTTATAAGGTTCTCCTTTAATCTTAAGTTTATCTCCTACAGAAATAAAAGAGTTATTTGGCATAGCCAATGACACAATTGTATTCTCGTCGTACTGAGGATTTATACTGAGAGTTCCTCCACTTATTATAAAATATAAGGGAGCAACAGGATTAAATATGACTTCTTTACATTTCACACCCATTCCTCCTCTTTTTCTGTTTTAACATCATAAGTTATTAATTGCTCGAGCTCTATACCTACTTCTCTTAAGACATCACTTTTGTCTTTTAGTATATAAACAAGCTTAAAGGTTTCAGCAAATTTACTAATTCCTGCAGCATATCCAAATTTTTCTATGTATTTGTTCAATACAAACATAGGCATTTCTTCTCTTCCTATATCCTTTAACCATGTTTCTGCAGTTTTTGGTCCTACTTTTGGTATACCTTGAATGCCATCTGTACTGTCACCCATAAGCATTTGTTTCCATAAAAATCTTATAGATTCTACTTCATCTACCATTATAGATTCTGCTTTTCCATAGTTATAATGTAATCCACGATTTTGATATAATACATCTTTATCTGGACTACAAATTACTGTGGTCCCAAATGGATCAGTGTGAAATATAGATACTAAATCATCTGCTTCTAATTCAGGAATAGATGTAAAATTCCATTCTTGTCTTAAGTACTCTTTTATTGCTGGAAATATAATAGGTTTATCGCCGTGTTTTCTATTTCCTTTATAAGGCTTAGTCTTAGCCGCTTCATATCTAAAACATCTCCCAGCAGTTAAAAATCCCGCATACTTTGTAGCATTTGTTTTTTCAAATATTTGATGTAATCTACCATCCAAACTTATTAATGCCTCTTCTAGGGTGGGCTTACCCATTTCATAATAGATTAAACTATCTCCATCTATTAATGCTGTTATGTCTTTCATATTTTAATTTTTATTAGGTTAAACATATTAGGGGAGGAATTGTAATCCTTCACAAAGTATAACAGCTAGTTATTAATTAAATTACTAACCTCCCCTTCTATGCATCAATTAAACACGAATTGTACACAAACAACTCTTCTCAGTTATTTCATGTACTTTCTATATTCGGGTTTAACTTGAACTTTAAATGTATACAATTCCCTATTATGGATTTGTATTTCTTGTCTGCATAATACCTCGAGGGCTCTAAAACATCTTGAATCTAACATTTCTTTTTTTTCAAAATATTTAATAGCTCCTTCAGCATTACACTGAGATAATGTATATATATCATGTTTGTCCATCCAATATTGAACATCTTTATTTCTAGAATAATCATATGATTTTCTATGTAATAAATCAGCATATTTATACAATAAATAAGGCTCTCCTGTAGGATCAATAGTAGGAATAATTTTACCTGCCATTGCTTTTTCTTCCTCAGTAGCCTGATAACTATCTACCATTTTTTTAATATCCTCCATTAACTCTTCAGTCATTGGTATTCTATTAGCTGATTGGTTTAAAATAGTATCTGTTTCAATAACTTCTAGCAGCCCTTCTTCAATTAAGCTAGCTAAAGCTAAAGACATTTTACTAAAACAATAACTATCATAAGGAGCACTATCGTATTTCATGCCCCATTGACTTTGATCTCCTAGAGATCTTTTGTCTAATATAACATCATTACCGGTATCTTTATGATAATCCTCGACTACTGTTCTATGATCGTTAGAAAAATATCCATTAGTCATTTTAAACATAAGTTTAGTTTGAGGAATATTTTCTATACTTTGATACATATCATAAAAATTAGTATGAGGTATAATAAAATCAGCTTTTTCATAATCATTAGTAATACTAATCTTATGCTCTTTAAGCGCTGCTTTTAATCTATCAGTCGATACATTATGCATAGGTAAAACAAAAGCTTTTTTAACTTGGGTTAAATCAGAAGTTGTTTCTGTAGTTAAAATAGTTTTTATTTTATTATATTGAGATTGTGACTCTGATAAATATACATCTTCTATATTTAAATTATTCATCATTAAACCAACTGTTACAATCTCTGTAAATCCCAAATCTTCTATCAGCTCGAGACTTACTTCACTGTGGTGTATATTTTTACTTGCCATAATTATTTAATTGTCATTTTAATAATAGCTGGATTCATCATCATTTGATTAAACTTTTGCTTATTTCCAGTGTATATAGTACGAACTACTAAATATTTTAAGTCATTAGTAAAATAGTCTTTTGTACACAGCTTAACAAGACGCTCTTGCATTTTTGGGTTTACAGTATCCGTTTTTGAGTATGCAACAGAGAAATTAGCTATTCTTGTAGCTAAAAGACTAGCTATATCAGCTCTGTAATTATCACCAGATCCTATACACTCTCTTAACTGAGGTAATACAACCTCTTCTTTACCAAGAACTATTTCCTTTGGTGTAACTAGTTTATCAAGTTTGTTATTAATAAACGTTGTAAACATAGATGCAAATTCATTTCCCACGGATCCCTCACCAATCATTTGTATTAATGGCAGCTGATTCTCAAAAGTTTTAATACTCGAGATACTATTAAAGAATGTTGAGATAGAACGCGCATTAGTTTCTTGTGTAACTAGTTCAGGATGCATAAGTAAGAAATTAATACATCTAGTGTCAATCTCATTTTCTTCTGCCCATCTAGCCCATACATCTATATCAAACTTTAAGTTTGCTGTAATGTAACGAGTTTTTTGCGCGGTATCAACAGAGTTTACCATATAGTCACCATTGTCTGGATTAGCAGTTAATATAATATGCCAATCTTTAGGTAGGGACCATGAAATATACTGTTGCCTATCTACTAGCTCCATACATGCTTGAATAAATCTTACATCTGCACGGTTCCAGTCATCAAGGAGTAATACACCACCGGCTTTCTTATCCGCGATCCATTCTGGTGACGAATAAGACATTCTACTTTTACCAGTAGTTTGAAATCCTAATTTAGAGTGATCGTTAACTGCTACTTCATCTACCCATTTACCTATCTTTTTACCTTCTTTAGTAGTCCACATTTGGAACTGTTTGATAGGAAATCCAACTAAATCGCCTAATTCCTCGATCTGTGCTAAGTTTAACTTAACAAAATCTAGGCCGTGCTCTTTAGTCATATCCATAATACTAGTAGTTTTACCAATACCAGATTCACCTACTACCTCTATAGCAACAGGATTTTTACCTTCACTCTGTAAGTGGCGGTTGTTTGTAATGATGTGCCCTACAAAATCTTGTAGTTCATCAATATTTAAATTTACTTCATTCATAATTTTTGTGTTTAATTAATTTAATTGTATTTTTATTCCAGGTAAGTCTTCGTTAATTCTAGACATACTACTGTGTACCCATAACGCATTCTTAGGGCAATTTTCAGGACTAGGCGCTTCACCATCAGTGAGACATATAAATCCTGAATATTTAGTTTTAGGGTCATTATAATGATCTACTACAGGCTGAAAGAATGTTCCACCTCTACCTTTAATTTCCCAATCTTGTTTAGGATTGAATTCTTCCACACTAGTAAGTTCTGTATCAAATTGTGCAACAGTAATTTGATTACCAGTTTTATACATGTGACATATTTCATTCATAAACTCTTTAAGTTCATCAGTAGAAACTGACCCAGATGTATCTACACCTACGAGCACGTGATTTTTACGCTTTATCTTAAGGCCCGGGTTACCAGCATAACGTTTATTAAATTTACGTCTAAGCTTTTTAGTATAAACTTTAGAGGAGTTATTAATAAACCTTTTAAGAAAAGCTTTCCAATTGAATTTAGGAGGCTCCGTAGTAAATAGTTTTTCAATAATTTCCGCTAATTCCCCCGGTATAGTGCCATGCTTCTTTTTAATCTCTTCAGCTGTAGTTTTCATCTGATGCTCATATTGTTTTTGAACTAGTTTCTTTTCCGCCTCGGGTAGATTTGTAACCTCTTCCCATTCCTTATGGCAATATCTACTATTACCATCCATTTGATCTAATAAAGCTTGTAATTCTGAATTATTACTATTACCATTTTGATCCATGGTTTGCTCTAACAGTTTATAGTACTTTTCTGTACCTGCTTTTCTTGGTAAAAATATACCAGGGAAAGACTCTCTTGTTAAGCCACCTGGCGGGAGCATGTTGTCATCAATATATTGGTTAATTTCTATATCCGCCGCAATATTAAATAACTTTTTATTAGAGTATTTATCTGCTAATATAATATGCCCAAAAGCTATATGCAATAGCTCATGTTTTAGCAATCCTTGTTGATGAAGTTCTTTTAATTCTCCAAAGAAGTCTGGATTTATAACTAGTCTCATCCCAATGCCGTGTTTTCCTACACCTGCAGTAGCACAGTTCTTAGTAAACTCTTTTTGGAGCCCAATAAGAAATATGCCATAAAAAGGCTCTGAAAATATTAATGTTTTTGATATTCTAGAGAGTTGATCTTGAATTGTTCTCATAGTCCCATATCTCTACGTTCATCATCTCGAGCTTCTGCTAAAGCATCAAGCATTTGTTGATGATATTCATAATCTTCGATAGGTTCTGTAAATATTTCTGAGCAATTTTTAGCTTCACATTTATATACATCATAACCTTCGTCATCTGTAATTTCACTGTATTCTGCCCCACAGCAAGGGCTTACCATATATACCATAGTTTAGTGTTTAATTGATTAATAAAAAAGGAAAGAGGGGATAAACTTGGCATTCATCTAAGAGTCGTGACGTACTCTAAGTATACCTGTCTATTGCCCCTCTAACCTATAGTTGTGTAATAAGTTCAATAACTTCATCTACTTGCTTTTTATTTCTTGGCATAAAAAGTACATATTGATGATTATTGTCTTTGAGGTGTTTTTTAAATAGTTTCCATCTTAAAGGAAATGATTCATTAGCATAACCTTTGGTTTCTATAATCCATTTACCTTTTGGATCTACAAAATCCGGAGTATAAGTAATTGGCCTTATTTTACTCCCTTTATTATAAAGTTTCTTAGCGGTACCTTCATAGCATGCTTGAGGGTACACTAAAGCTTCAAATATAGTAAAAGTTGTCTTTTCATATTCTACAAGTACTTTAACTTCTTTCAATTTTTTATAACAATATAATTCTAAATTAGATTGAAAATTGTGCCCATCATAAGTACTTTTTTTAGCATTTTTTACTTTCTTACGTCCCGGTTTACTTCTAGCTTTCCTCTTCCACACCATAATTCATAACATTTGTCTGAAGGTATCCTTCTAACCCTCTATTCTTACTCCATATAAAAGCTTGTCCACATCTAAGCGTTCCTACATATCCTTGAGTTTTATGCCAATTATCATTAGCACAAATGGATGGTATAAATCTAACTTTAGTTCCCATATATTCATTAAGCATTTCTTTATGTTTATGTCCACAATGAATTTCTCTTACTTTTGCTCGACTCCACATTTCAGGTTGCTCTGTAGCAATTAATAATGGTAACTCTGCAGATTTTTCTTTATCTCCGTGTGTAAACATAATCATATTAATTCCATATTCATAATATTTACGAGAATCTAATCCGTTATCTATTGTAATGTTTTTATTGTTATGATACAAAGCATCTAAAACTTCTCCCACATAAAACATGCGTTCAAAGTCATGATTACCTTGTACTACAACAACATCTACTGGTGCAAATTGTGCTAAATATTCTATAGCTTTAGTAACTAAATGCCAATAACCTCTAAAAGATTGACGCCATCGCATACTATCTTGTTGAGGTGTACCTTTAGTTGTAGCTCTACTCATACCTTCTGAATTTAAACCATCATTACCAACCGGTAATAAAAATCTATCTATTTCAAGACCATCTGCTTTTCTATGCAAATCTATAATAGCTTGCATATAATGTTCCTCTATAGCTTCTGGTCCTTCATCAGTAATTTTACCATAATGTATATCTGGTAATGATATTTCATAAAGTACTGGATCTTTTGGTTTAGTATATTTAATCTTTTTTACTTTAGCGGATCTTGTACGTATATAATCTAATAACTCTTCTTTAACTTGAGGCTGTTCATGCCATTGATTATGTGTTACTATACTATAACGTTGTTCACCGTTAAAATTCTGCCAAAATTTAACAGACTTTACATCTGCCATTGTTAAACCGTTATCTAATAAGTGTTTTGTGAAAGCTTGGCTTTGGCTAAGTTCATGGCCATTATCATTATTCATTCTTTCTTGTACCCACTCTTCAGAAGTTACTAGTTTTTTACAATCTTTAATAATTGCTGAATCTACTTCCCATTTTTTTGCTAAAAATTCAACTCCTTTTTTTAAATATCCTTTCCGTGTTCTTAATTTTTCAATAATTTCATCTCTTGTCATTCTAATATAATTTTAAGTTCATTAAAACTGTTTTCCTTAGATATTAAATCAGATGGATCTTTTGATTCAAATCCTCTAGGTAAACAGATGTTATTAAAACCATATAAGTCGCAGATTTTCTTAGCCATTGTTTGGCCAGGATTATCTTCTTTATTAAAATCGTTATCGTATAAAATTTCTATTGTTTTGAATCTTTTTTTAAGCTCACTTATTAAACTCTTTTCAGGTATTTGCATTTCACTTTGCATAGCTATAGCATTATAGCCGGCAGCATGTAAACACATAACATCTTTGAGTGATGAAGTAATGATAAGTCTTTCCCCAGTTTTTGGGAGTTGGTTGAAGCCTTGTATATCTAACTTTGTTGTATTGCTTAACCACTTATTTTTATCTTCATAAGGAGAATAGATTTTATATCGATTTTTAAACCTAAAGGCGTAAGTAATTGATTTACAAGTAAATCTATTATTATTCACCCAAAAATGACTTATAGGTTCTACTGCAAACTTAATTAGTATTTTCTTACTAACCAAGTATTTAGACCAAAATTTCGCATCTTCTTTATTCCAAGGTCGGCTTTTCTTTCTTATAAGTACTGGTTTTTTATCAAATTTTGGTACTTTATTTTGTCTATAAGCCATAATACCCATAGTAAATTGTTTTCCAGCCTTATTAGGAGCTAACCCTAAATTGAAGTCACAGTCTATTATTCGCAGAGCATCTATGAAAGTGCAATTATATTTATATTTAACATAATTAAAACAATCAAAAACATGTTCAGAATTTCCAAAATCTTTATATAATAATTTACCATTGTATGGAGTTATATAAACAGTAGGAGAGTTGTCTTGTCTAAGATCGCTATTAAATTTTTTACCTAGCGTCTTAAAAGTTGGACAATAATACACAAAAATGTCATACTCAGTAATTTTACTAAGTATGACATCAGTGTGTAAATGATCATTGCTATCTCTGCTTTTTATAGCCATTAGAATGGAAGGTCTTCTTCGGCTGAGCCATTTGTAGCCACACTTTCTGTTGTCCAATCTTCATTTTCCCCAATAGTATCTGGAGTAACTAAAGTAGCTGTTGCAACATGTGTTCCCCATTTAAGATCCGCATTAAAGTCTGCATTAAATGATCCATAGTCATCATTAAGCGCTTTAATAAATAAATCGTCACGCTGAGGTTTTACTCTTCCAAAATATTTAGTATATACTTGTTGATATTTATCATCTTTAACTCCAATAAGCACTCTAACTTGATTTGTTTTTAAACTTTCTACTAAAGCTTTAATTTCTGCTAAATCTCCATTAGCAATATTTGACATAGTATCAAAATAAACTTCATCTCCTGATGCTACATTAGCCCAAGCTTTAACAAAATTAATAAGAGTTTCTTCCCCGGTAAAAGCTTTTCTTTGTCCTTCTGATTTCCACCACTCATATGTAGGCGAGTCTTCAGACCATGTTGATTGTCCAATATTATTCATCCATTGGAATTTACCATTTTGAGATACTTTAGGTTTATTTTGCATTAATATTTCTAATTTAAAATTACCGTCAGCATTACTTAGCCAGAATACAACTTTATTGTATGATTCTCCACTAAATTCTACTGAGTAATTAGGTTCTTGTTTAACATTAATATCCATTGCATGTAATTCTGCCATTGTTGGATTTACTGCTTTAACAGTAACGTTTGTTAAACCTGAGAAAGTTTTAATTCCTCCTACTACTTCTTCTGTGCTTGCATTACTTTGTATTGCCATAATTTTATTGATTTTTTAATTTATAATTCGAACGTATTATCGTCCATTTCTATTTCGTCTTCATTTGTATCAGATGCAGCTTTCAATAAAGTTTCTTCTGGAGTTTCATATTCCGTAGGACTCAATATATCTAATACAGCTGCTTCTGTATCTTTTAACTCAGTTTTAACTTGTTCAACTGTCTCAATAGCATCGTCTATAGCTTGCTCTAAAGTTACTTGATTAGGATCAGGCTCTTCTCTATCTATAACAGTACCAGTTTCTTTTATTCTATCTTCTGTTATATCATCTACAAAACTAAAAGATAAAGCTTTTTTTCTACTAGGTCTTCTACCTTTAAGAAATGGATGTTTAAACATTTCATCTACTTCCCAAGGTTTAATGCTATATTTAATAGCCATCTCTGCTTTGCTAATTCCATCTTTAAGATCTTGATCTATCATGGAAACAGTAATTTGTTCCGGTGTTTCTCCGGCTTCTACATTTGTTCGTGTGTTAATCATTTTTTTAATTTTAATCTATGAATATTTCTGACCATTTCATAGGGATGGTCTTGCCCTTTAAGTGCCCACATCTAGATCCAGCAGTTATATCATCGAGGGAATCAAAAGAAACCATAGTCTCATCTCCGTCGCGGTAAATATAACCAACTGCATCCGCATTAGCACAAGTAATTTGCTTAATTTTACCGGTTAAATCAAGGTCCTTAACAGCAACCTCTTTACCTTTCTTTTCAAGCATTTTATCTTTTAAATGTCCAACTAAAATAATATGATCCGCTAGTTTATTCAATTTATCTATCCATTCTTTATAAGCCATCCTTAAATAAAGATAACCTGCGCCATTAGGCAATGATAGTACTGATGCACCAGGGTTTTTAGTATCAAAGTTTTTACCCATAGGAGTTCTCATATAAATTTGTTTAGCATATCCTTCACACCATTCTTCTAATTTAGATATAGTGTCAATAGCTATATATTTATATGGACGCCCTTCTTTCATAATTGCTGAACCAATAGCTTGTAAATCTTTCAGACTATGTGCTTTAACTTTTAAAGCATCAATCATATCTGAGCCATCTTCTAAATCTATTATTAAACAATCATCTAACTGTGATAATACTGTAGTCTTACCTATCTTAGGTGGACCATATATTATCATATTCTTAGGCGATTTACGGCTCGCCTTTACCTTTGTTTTTGGTAATTCCATAATTTCCATATTATTATTTTTTAGTTTTTAATTTAGATCTTAGCGTATTTCTTCTAGACAACAATTGTGAAACTTTATCTTCATCATTTTTGAAGCGTTTCATCCTTTTATCTATTTGATTTATTTCGTTTAAGACTGCTAATTTGATCTTGTTCCTCCCGTTTCTTTTGCTCATAATTATTTATATTTTTAATTAATTTTTCATTTTGAGTTAATTCCCTTTTGAATATCTTAAGTATTCTAGATTTCATTATTTCTCTAAACATTATTTTGCTCTTTCGTTAATAGTAAATGTTGACATCTCCGCTTCATATGGTATCATACCTAATAAACCATCTCTATTCTTTTCTACATGTACTGCTAATAGTTTAATTGGATCAGCTCCACAATATAAATCTGTAATACCATACAAATCATGAGGTCTTTGTAACATCATAACAACATGTGCGTCCTGTCCAATACTATCACCGCCAAACAAATCTGTCAGCAATGGTTGATATTGTGCTTTAGCACGATGTTCTTGTTCTATGTTACGATTTAACTGAGATAATAATATGTTTATAGTTCCCATTTTAGCTTGGAGCCACATACATCCTTTAGATACTTCGTTAAGTTTTTGTAACTCATGTTCCTTTTCACTTAAGATCAGTCTAGAGTGATCAAAAACATTAACAATAGTATGGTCAGGTTTCTTATTTGTTATTTCAACATTAGCATTTTTAACAAATTCCATATCTCTAGGAATATTATTAAAATATATTGGATAGTGAGCATATTTTAACACTTCTTTTTTAAATGCTTCATATGCTTCTCTTTCCAATTTACGTTCAACAGATAATAATTCACTTACCTGTTTATTAGTTCCTTTAGCGCCCGCTCGCATTATTTGCTGATGCCCCGGCATTTCAAAACTCCAATATAGTACAAGTAATTTCTTGTTTCTATTGTTATCTAATAAATCAAATATAAGTTGATTACTAAAAGCTGATTTACCTACACCTGGACGACCAGCTATTACATACATCTTACCTGGTTGTAAACCACCTAATAAGTTTTTGTTTAACCGCGTCCATTTAGTAGGAAATACTTGTCTTTGCCCTTTAATGCCACTCTCCACCTGGTAGAGAGAAGCACTAATTGCTTTATTAATACTTTTGAATCCACTATCCTTAAAGGGATCTTGTAATTCTTTTGGTAGTTGTTCTTCCGTCATTTTCATTTAAGTTTTCATACTTTTCCCAAGTATGGTTATTAATCCAAGTTTCTAAATTCTGCATATAACCTAAGCTATCCTCTTGTACTTTTAATTGTACTCTTAAAGCTTTGATTATTTTATTGTGTAAATGTAATTTTCTACCAACAACACCCTTATACCTTTTTCTAGCTTTATCATTAGTTTTAGCTTTAGGATCTGCAGCGCAAAGAACTCTTACACTTGTTTTAGTATGTACTCTATTAGGATATACTGATATTAATTCTTCAAACATTGCATCAAAATTATTTGTGAATAAAGATTTAAATTTATTTGTGACTACTAGCGTATTTGCTGTCCAGTCCTCTATATATTCTTTATCTTCTAAATTTTTCCAATCTATATTAAGTTTAACATCTTTTAAATAAGAATAACCTTTTCTAAGTACTAAATATAATCCTATAAACTCATCTGGAGATAAGTCATTAGTCTTTAATAGTTCTAAATCTATTTCTATTGTCATTTTATATATTTTAAATTATCCAATTTACATTATTCAGAGATCTGGTCGCATTCTTTAACCATTTCTCTTCTTGAGAATCTTTTACATATAAAATGTAAATCTCTCCTATTTTATCTTCTTGAAATCTAATTAGTCTTCCTACACGCTGTATCATAGATAGAGCTTTACTAGTAATCCCACATATAATACCCATATTAGCATCTGGTATATCTAAACCTTGATTAAGAGCTTTAGTTGAACATAAAACATTTATAGCTCCTGTTTTAAAATCTTCTAAAGCTTTTTCTCTTTGTTTTTTAGTTTTCTTAGAATGATAAGCAGCAGATAATGGGTCAACAGATGCACATAGTTCATCTGTAAAATCATTAGCCCCACTAAATGCTAATATTTTACTACCCATATTTTCAAACACTAAGTTTTGAAATACAGCTACTTTATTAGATGCAAAATCTACTACTTTTTTACGATCTCTCATCGCTTTATAAAATAGTACTGCTGATTTCTTATCTGCAGGGTGTGCATTTTTATCTGCTAATAATCTCTTAGCTTCATCAAATGCATCAAATTGCCCAAGTTGATATTTATAATATACAAATGAATTGTTTATCTTTTTATATTCATCTTTTTCAGCTGGAGTTAAACTCAAAGCTTTACAATATATATTATATGGAGCTACTATACCTTTGTCTACGCACTGATCTAAAGTGATGCTATAAACAGTAGGAGCTAAATTATTTAATAACTCTCTATATTCTTGCTCTTCAGGTAATGTAGCAGTCATGCATAATAACTTATCATAAGTATTATTTTCAAAGAACTTGCGGTATTGAGGACTTAAACCTAAATGAACCTCATCACATAGTACTATACTATAATGATTACCTATAAGTTTATATGCGCTTTGATAACAAAGAACCTCAACGTTATCTGTGGAGACGCCCCATTTATCAAACTCTTCTATAAACTGATCTTGTAATTGTACAGTAGGTACAAGGATTAAAGCATTACCACCATATTTAAGTGCATATTCTATTGCTAATACACCACATCTAGATTTACCAAAACCTGTACCTGCTATTATACTACCAATGTAACCATCAGCTGCCCAATTATTAAGGGCTTTCTTTTGCTCGACATCTCTAATATCATTTATTTGACTCACAATACTTTCCATAAAGTAACTGTCCTATTAGTGTCGTTATCATAAGTTGTACCATCAGCTGTAACCATACCTAGTCCTACTAATTCAGTTATTCGCCCTGTTACTCTATTTATATCCCAACCTAAAGCTTTAGCTATCATTCTATTTGTAGCTGAACCTTTTATTAGGAGCATGTCATAAACTGTTTTTCTTTTACCGTTTATAGTTTTCTTTAACTTTTTAAGGGAGTCAACCTGTGTTTGTCTAATCATTTTTATTCTTTTTTAATTTATACTTTGTCATGTCATTATGAATCTGCAGTTGTTTAGGAGTAGGTAAAGGAATATAATCTTCTGGTTTATCAAAAAATCCACTGTATCCTGTTTGTCCTTGCCAAAACCTTTTTGTCTGCTCTTCTGTTTTACCACTATATTTAAAAAATCCATCAAATTCTACCACTCTCTCCTTCATTATCTCATCTATTCTGGCATTTTGTTTTGCCTCTTCTATTAAGTATTTAGTTTCTTCTTTCATATCTTATATTTTTTCTTAAGCTCATTTCTTTTTTTAATTAAATCTGATTTCTTAGCCCTAGGAGCTTTAAACATAGGGTTAATAGATTCTGTTACTACATTCTTTTTCATTCTAGATATTGTACCTTCTAACTCACGTACAATTTCTTTTGCTTTTTCTATTGTCATAATTTTTTATTTTAAAAATACTCAAGGGTGGACAAGAGTATTAACGTGGTTGTGGATTAGTGACTACTTCGTGCAGTTCTATTTCCTTTATGCCCACCCTTTCGTATATACTTGGGTATAAAATAAGAGAGAGTCTCTCGGAGACTGCATGCTCTTGTGAAATTAGAAGCCTTAAGGACTTACACGCACCTTTCTCTCTCTTATCTTATTCAGTATATTTAAGGCAAACATTTAATATTAAGGATGTCTCTTAAACACCCAGTTAGATTAAACCTTATTTACTTTTCCCAACAATCACTTACTGATACTTCAGCTTTTAATAAGCCATTTGTTACTATTTCTAATGCAGCCTCTTCCATTATTGCTTGCATATCTCTTGTCCACTCATTTAAATATTCATTGTGGCAAATAGTATCTATCTGATCATGTACAGTCATTACTAATTTAACTGGTGCATTACGACTTTGAATATATGTTCGCATTAATACTAACGCACGTTTAGTCATATCAGCACTAGCTCCTTGTATAGGAGTATTTTTAGATGCTCTCTCAATACTACCAAGCTCCATTGAAGATGATTTATTGTCCCATATTTTAGGATACCAATTAGTAAACCATCTCTTCCTATTGTACGGAGGAAATGTTTTAATGTATCCATATTTTTTACCAAAGTTTCCTAGTTTATCTAAGAATCCTTTAATAGATGGGAAAGCTTCAAAATATTTTTCAATAAGAACTTTAGCATCATCGATATTAATATTAAGGGTATCAGCAAGCTTATTAGGGCCCATGCCATAAGCAAGCCCAAAATTAATTGTTTTAACATTTGTTCTCAATTTTTTATGTGAAGGACAATTGCATTTAGCTTTTCTTTTAAAATATGCGCAATTATTTTCTCCACTTGTTAGCCATTGCTCTCCATATACTAATTCAGCACATGTAGAATGCAAGTCTTGCTCTTCTTCTAAAGCTTTTAACCATACAGGATCTTTAGAACCAAATGCAATAACATTTAATTCTTGTGAACTGTAATCAGCACTAACAAAACTCCATCCTTCAGGAGCTATAAAACAATTTCTAAAACTATTATCTGCAGGTATTTGTTGCATATTAGGTTTACTACTACTAACTCTACCTGTATCTAATATTTGATGAAAACTTGTATGTATTTTATTATCCCCTGATAAATTCTTAAAGAATGCATCACCATATGACGTACATAATTTCATAGCTTCTTTATATTTTACATATTTATCTATCAAAGGATATTTAAATCTGTATTTATACATAGCTTTACCATTTACATTATCTAATTTAGGTATAAGACATTGAAACACTTCTAATACCTGTTTAGGTGATGTCCATTTAATATTTATATCTCTTAATTCTTCAACAGGAGTAAACATATCCGCTTGTATATATTTAGCCACAAACTTTTGTAATCTTTTATCCTGTTTTATCATTAGGTCTAAACCTGTTAATAATGAATCAGCTTTATCTGTATTTAAATCTTCTAACTCTTTCCACCTCTCCGTATCTAAATCTAATCCATTGTACTCCATATCTGCAAATGATGATACTACTTCGTTTTCTAATTGTACAACATTTTCTAACTTATACTTTTGTATAGTTGGTAGTTGTAAATCTTTTATTTTACATAAGTATTCTACATCTTTTGCACCATAGATTATTTGATCATCTGTAAATGGTTGTCCTGTTAAACCTATAAATAAATTCCTAACCTCTTTATTTAATTCAACATTTAAATACCTTTTACATAAATCTTTAAGTCCATATCCTAGACTTTTTCCACAGCTTATTACAAGTTCAGTTAAAAATGTGTCATAAATACCTTCACAGGTAATATTAGCCCATCTTTTTATAAACTTATAATCAAACTTTGCATTATGAAAGATTTTAATAATATTTTTATTTTCTAATACATCTCTCAATGGCTCAATGCTTACAAATCTTGTATCTATAATATATTGATTGTCAGCATCACCAATTTGAAACATTATCATCTTTTTACATGTAAAATCAAATCCTTCTGTTTCTGTGTCAACTCCTAAAACCTTCTTGTCTGTACAATAAATAACAGCGTCATCTATTGTACAAGACTGAAAGTTAGAGTTAAAACTCTGTGTGTTGCTTACAAAATATATCATATTAGTAAGCTATTTCTTGTGGTTCTCTATCATATTGAGTCTGTACATGTTCTTCGTACTGCTCTAATAAATTGTTGTCATCTACATATTTAACTACACTTTTAGCGAAAGATTTAACATAAGTTTTACCTTCGAAATTAAAGCTTGTTGAATCTGTTAAGACACATTTAATGTACAGTTGTTTGAATCTTTTATAAGAATCATCCATTACCATACTATAAATCCATTTCATATTTCCCATCGTTTTTTGTTTAATTAATACTTGTTTCTTTATTATTTTGGCAAAAAAAGAGAGACACTCCATCACAAGTATCTCTCTTTTTGCCTATCAAATAAATTGATTTTAAAGTCTTATCTGACCATTGGTTTCGATTAAAGTCATGATTATCAGTCTCTTAGAAGGTTGTATAAACATTTCTTTTATATCTTTGTAAATAATTAGATTACAAATATAATAAAAAGAAGTACATTATACAAACAATATACGACTTTTTATTACATTCTAAAAGCAATTATTATAATGATTATTAATACATTGTTTCTACTTCATCTACTTTTACACCTGTGTTAACTTTTACTGTTGATTGTGTAGTAGTATCTCCAGCTAAAAATGTGTGTTCAGGATTTTGATCTTCTGGTAATAGATCTACATAAGAATTCATAAATATATTATGACCTTTATGTAATATATAATCTCCACCTTTACCTGCTCTTTTAGCTTGTGTCTCAACTACATCTAAACCTTGTGCATCAGCATACTTTTGTTGTGACGCAGTTGGTTCTGTAGACTCAACTATTCTAACTCTAAAGTTTAAATTATTAAATACTGGATTTAATATATTTAGATCTAGCATTTCACATTCTCTACCATTAGCCTTTTCACCTACATACCAGTCTCCATCATCTCCAAAATTTACACCAAATATATCTGATGCATCTGCTATCTCTGCAGTTGCCCAACCTCTTCTAGCTCCTGAACTAAATCTAGTGTCAGTAGAGTTTAATACTGTTAATGCAGACATTGGTCTATCTTTGGCTACTACTTTTTCAGCAAATTCTAATTGAATTTTATCTGTTGATGTTTTGTATGCTTTAGTTAATAAGCATTCTCCTACTTGCAGACTATTTAATGAGCCTGTGTTTAATTGATTGTTTTCCATGTTTTTAAATTGATTTTAATTAATAATTATTTATTCTAAATTCTTCGAACTCTTTATTACTGACTGCTGTTGTGTCAACAGGATTTTCCCAGTAAAATAGCTCTGGATGTATATCTTTCATATTGTGAGTGCAAACTGTACATTCAGCAATAAAATGAATAGCATCCATCTTATCTTCAAAGGTTTTAATTTTAGAAGAAGTTACATCTTCTTTTTTACAGTCGTGATAACCTTTTGAGTCACAACCATAAATGATCTTGATTTCATTCATAGGCAAGTTTTTAGTTAAGTTATTTATTTGGTTGATTGTATTATTGCAAATAGTATAAAGAATATTAAAGATATTCCTATTATTATACCTATTACATTTAAAATATTGTTAAATCTGCTTGATTCAGGAGGATGAGGCACATGATATACCTCTGTATCTCCTTTATATTTTCTATTGTGCTCCATCTTGCTCTATTATTAATTTAGTCTTCATAAATTTAATTACTCTTCTTAAATCACGTAGTAATGAATTTACGCTTTCATAATCTTTTTCATTTTCTCTCTTCTTTTGAATAGTCAATACATCTTTATTCATTTTTATTATTAACTCATGAGCTTCATTTATTACACTTATCATAAAAGGTTTAAATACCTTTTCTGCTAAAGATTGTCTAGCTACTTCTTTATGATAAACTAAGTCTGAAGTTAATTTGTCCACTTGATGTTTTAATTTAGTTATTTCTAAATTCTTTTGTAAGATCTTTGGATCTAGTTCAATATTTGTTTCCATACTTTATTTGTGTTTAGTTAATATTTAATTGTGCTCACTCATCATTTTCACGGGCTTGTGACCGTCCTTGGCTGATTTAAGCACGAATAAGGGAATTATCAATTCCAAAGGTGTAACTATCCGCTTGCGCGATTCTCTTAACACTTACTATACATCTCCCAATGTATTCTTATAATACTTTATCCACTTGGACGTCCATATTACATTAAATAGTTTACTACAAACTACAGTATATTACCATCTGTCTTAAGCGAGACTTCATAGATAATTTAGTGTCGTACTAACAATAGATTTAATTGTTATTATTATACCCTTTTGATGTATCCAACTGTTAAGTCAGTGAAGCTATAACATTTGTTATAACCTATTCGTCTGGATGACTATACATCACTGTCTACTCTTGCTAGCACAAGTATTAACGACAGTTCTTATTCTGAGGAGTCTTGCAATACTCCCTACGCTATGTTGTTTTCCATGATCCTAATCCTTGCATAAATGTTTTAACAAATTCTGTGTCTTCACATTCAATCATTGCAAGTTGTATTTTATTTATTACAGATTCACGTATTTCTTTATCTTTTATAGAATATCTTATTTGTCTTCCAAGTGATCTAACTACAGCATTTGTTGGAATCCAATAATAATCTAATTGTTCTATTTCTTCTTTAGACATATCTTTTAATATGTCATCTGTTATTATCGCATTTGATTTCATAATTATTGATGTTTAATTAATGTTTAGGTTAATAAATAACAATATCAAGATACTGACTAATGCCAATATCTTGATATGATTATTCCAATGTAATGTCACAAGTTATTACGACTAAGTAAGAATGCCTGAATAACATTACATTGTTCTCTAAAAACTAAAACTCAGGCACTAATTAGATAAAAGTTGTTTCATTCTATTTCTTATCTTTATCCATTTATTTATATAAGGAGTAATTCTATCGTAATGTCCTATACTCTCTTCAGAAGATTTACTACATTGTTGATTCATATCTAAATTGAGTTCTAATGCAATTACTCTATTCTTAGCAATATGATATAATTCTGCTATATCAAGAACATTGTTTAAATTAAATGTTTTATCATCATTATATACTTTAAGTGTGATTGTGTTTTCCATGATTGTGTTATATTATGTTATGTTGATAATTAGATTGATTGTCAAATTGTGGGAAAAAGTGGTGAATGTGATGTGATAGACACACTCACGAACAGTGTAGTTGTCCTCCCCACCCACTGAATTGAACAACTAATGTTGTCAATCCCCACCTATATAGAATAAAGAAAGGGGATTACTCCCCTTATCTTTACGATTCTATCGTACTATTGAAAGCAAGCTTGTTGTCTTTCATTAGTTGAATCACTTGTTCTTGTTGCTCTTTAGTAAGACCTTCAGTCTTAACTAATTGAGTAACATTATCAGAACTTTCTTGGCCTTTGGTCAAGTTAAGTTGTGATGTTTGTCTTACGATGTGGTTTCCTTTCTTGGAAAGGAACACACTTGTGCCTTGGTCTATTATCATAATTAAATTTATTTGATTAGGATAGTTAATATTATTTGTGGGGGGTACCCTAAACTCCCAACACTAGCCGGGGTGTCTATCATAGGAGGTCCACACGCTCACAAATCTCCCCCAAAAAAAATTTTTTTGTCATTTTGTTTTTTGTAAGAAAGTTTTTATATCTTTGCAGTCCAACATTATTCATCCCCTGGTAACCATAAACGGGATTAGACATCGGATTGTAGTCTCAAATAGAGATAGAGTTTTCTCCGGTAGTTGGAAAAGAACGAGAGTATAAGTTCTAGTTAGGATACAATTAGCACACAGGTACGTGCGGTGAATTAACATCAGTTTTAGTATCCTTTGGTCTCTACTTTATTAAGAGAAGCACTGCTAGATACGAAATCCAAGTTTGAAATAGAATCTCTAAGGGGGTGAACTATATTCTTTTTAAAAATATACAAAAATATTTGGTAGTATAAAAAAATATTTTATATCTTTGTCTTTTAATCACAAATATATAGAATTATGAAAACCAAATTTAAACCAAATGGAAACTGGATAGTTCTTCCAGACCCCGTAGTTACAGAAACAAAATCAGGAATTATTTTAGATGAGAAAACTGCTCAGGCAAACGCTAAAAGATCTAATATCTTAAAGATAATATCATGCGGCCCTAACTGTATCTTTGTTAAAAAAGGTAATACAGTTATGATTGATCCTAGAACAGAGGCTACTAGAATGGCAATTGATGGAGCCTTTTACCTAATGGTTCAAGAACACCAAATATTAGGAAAGTGGTAAAAGGATCTGTGAGTATATCTCTTGAAGATTACCATACATTTATTGATCAAGCTATTTCCTTTAAACATAAGGAAGATAATCTTACACAAGTAGCTAAAGAGCTTCAAGTGTTCTTATCTTTCTTATGTACTAGGGAAAATATTGAAAAGTATGTAGAGGAATTTAATAAACAGTCTAAAACTTCAAGGATAACTTTAGAAGGATCTTACGCTAAAATAGAAATAAAAGATTATGACTTTTAAATGTAATAAATGTGGAAACACAAAAGAACTAAATAAAACTACCACAGCATATAGAAATGGTAAGTGGGTTACTTTAGAGGCAAGTTGTATATGTGAACCTAATACATATATGGATCAAATATTAACAGAAGAGCATGAAGGATTCCCTACAATAAAAAGGAATGACTCTGCACAAAAATTATAATATGAGTTTAAGAACACAACTTAGAAATAGTAAAACAGTAAGAGGAAGAAGATGGATTGTAAAAAGAAATACAGACCAAACTATCAGAGAAGTTAAAATGATATTTAAGCCTGAAGAATATATAAAGCTTAAAGCTTCTAAAACTATGTACGGAGATAAAGCTTTATTAAAAATATTAGAAGAAAATTATGAAAAAAAGAAAAATAACAGTTAATATTGATACTACCTATAAATATATCCAATTATGGAATGGTATTTTCAATTTAACAGATAAAGAATTAACTATATTATCTGAATTTATAGATATAAATATAAATACAAAAGATACAAATATGTGTAGTGTAAAAAATAAAAAATCTGTAGCTAAAACATTATCAATTAAAGATTATAATACTTTAAATAATTATATTAAGAAATTTAAGGATAAAGGAGCAATGTTACTTAAACAAGGAGCATATAAACTTAACCCATTCTTAAATCCAGATACAGAAGTAGTAGAAATAACAATTACAAGATGATAATATTTTCAGAACTAGTAATGAGCTACTATAATATAGGAGATTACGATATATTAATTATACAAGATAAATACGGAGAATTAATAACTATAAAAATAGACAAATATGGAGAATCAAGATCAAAAGCCACCGAGTATGTTCCAGATGGTGAAATCCTTCACTAAGGAGTTAGCTAAATGGATAAAAGATGGGGCGCCTAATGTTACTCCTGAAGAATATGCTGAAAGATTAGACACATGCCATAGTTGTGAATTTTTAAATAAAGCTTCTATGAGATGTAAAGCTTGTGGATGTTTGTTAGAGCATAAGGCAAAATGGTCTACAGCGGATTGCCCAAAAAAGAAATGGCCAAATGTCAAAAGATAAAAAATTAATAATATATTATTTAGCTAATAAATATAATATATCTTTGAGCAAAGTTGAGAGAATAGTTGGACATCAATTTAAGTATATAGAAAAAATAATGAAGGAAGGAAAATTTGAAACTATACGATTACCTTATTTTGGTAAATTCTCAGTTAATCCAAAACGAGTAGAATATATGAATAAAAATAAAAAGAAAGATGATTAGTACAGGTTTTTTTAAATTTAAAGTAAAGCTAATATGGTTTTTAGGTGAACTTATATATAAACTTGGGGGATATGTTTCTTTAGAACCTTACATTTATTTTACAACTGCAAAAATAAAAATAAAAGAAATAGAATATTATAAAAAGATAACTAGAGATAATAGAGATCATAGATATAGATGGGAAAGATTAAAACAAGACATTGTAGATAATGGATTAAAAAGAAAAATTCATGTGCAATTCACATATTGTGGTAATCAAAAATACTTACATTTAGTAGATGGTAATCATAGAATTGCTATACTGCGAGAATTGTACGGAGATGATCATATAGTAACAGCTAAAGTATTTTTACCGGACCCTTTTGATCATTTTAATAAATATAGTATTCAAAATATATATGGAGGGAGAGCTAATCCTTATGATACGTTCTCACATAAACTAGAAAAGAAATGCTGTAAAGAAAAAATATGAATAGTGAATTATTATATATCTCTGATGGTAAGGCTGTCCCAAGTGCATATGCCTTAACTATTTCAGAGTTCAAAGAATTATCAACTTCTGAGTTAGCTTTTGTCTACTTTATGGTAGACCATAAGTCTCCTTTTTCTGTATATGAATGGGATCAAAGAATTAAAGAAGTTAAAAATAGTGTATTTAAAGATAAAAAGAAATGGACACCTTCTGCAAAAGTTTTAGGTGCTTGTGATAAATATGATAAATTAATAGAAACCTCAGCAGTAAGATTACTAAAAGCTGCTAGGACATCAATAGTTAAATTAGAGAAATACTTTAGAGATATAGATTTACATTTAATGGATGATCATGGTAAACCAATATTTCACGCAAAAGATCTTATAGCTAACTTATCAAATATGGGGAAAGTAGTAGACGGATTAACAAGATTAGAAGATATAGTTAGAAAAGAAGAACAAGCCGCCAATACAAATAGAGGTGGAATTGAAGTAAATAAATATAGTATGTAATGGATTTTTTAGAAGATATGGAACTCTATAATCAGGCTATGAGAAACGCTTATTTTATTATAACTAAAAGAAAGACTTTAGATGATATTTATTATGACTTAGAAGAAGGTAGAATAGAAACTTTACCTTTACCATTTGATCCGATACATGAAGATGGGAGAACTGAAGATATAATAGATATAGTTATAGAGTATTTCACAAGTACAGAAGAGTATGAAAAATGTGCAGAATTAGTTAAAATAAAAGAAAGATGTTTAAACATACCGATAGAGTCAGACAAGCTGCAATAACTTTCCTTAAAAAAGGTAGGTTTACGGATGCGCTTCCGGGAACAAAAGATTATTATGATCATTGGGATGAGGAGCGTAAAAGATGTATGTATGGATATACAGTAGATGAATTACATGTTACTGGATTTCATTATTTTTATTTAAATTATTGTCCTATTGATAGAGCTATAGATGAAGAGTTACCAGATGGTACAATACAATCTAGACGTGAGCGTAGTTTTCCAAGTTTTTATGATGGAGATTGGGAGTATTTCCAAGAAATAGATAAAGCTAGATCAGAAAATAGACATATGATTGTCCTTAAAGCAAGGAGAAAAGGATATTCTTATAAAGCTGGAGCAATGCTTGCACGTAATTATTTCTTTGTAAAAAATTCTAAAAACTTCGTATTTGCAGCACAAAAAGAATACCTTATTGGTGATGGACTTCTATCTAAAGCATGGGAGTTTTTATCTTTTATAGATGATAATACAGCATGGGCTCAACCTAGATTAAGGGATAGAGAAATGCATAAAATGTCTGGATATAAAAAGAAAGTAAATGGATTAGAAATTGAGATGGGTATGAAATCTCAAATTATGGGGGTATCATTAAAAGATAATCCTGATAAAGTAAGGGGTAAGGCAGGTGAGCTTGTTTTCTTTGAAGAAGCGGGATCATTCCCTGGATTACTAAAAGCATGGGAGGTAACAATGCCAACAATGAGACAAGGTGCAAAAACATTAGGATTAATGGTGGCATTTGGTACAGGTGGTACAGAAGGCGCAGATTTTGAAGCTATGGAAGAGATATTTTATAATCCAGAAGCATATGATTGTATGGCTTATGAAAATATATGGGATGAAGGAGCTATGGGTAGTATATGTGGGTATTTTATTCCAATACAAAAGAATTTAGATGGATTTATAGATAGTAATGGTAACTCTTCTGTACTTAAAGCAACAGAGTATGAAATAGAAATGAGGGAGAAGAAAAAAGGGGCTGCTGATGCAAAATCTTTAGACCAATATATAGCTGAGCACCCCTTCTCTCCACAAGAAGCTACATTACAAGTAACTGCTAATTTATTTGATGTAGCATCTTTACAAGAACAATATAATAATGTAAAAGCTAACAATCTACATTCTGTAGGTACTGTAGGTAAATTATATTATGGTGCTAATAATGAAGTTAAATTTAAAGTAGATGGTAATTTAAAACAAGTTCTAAAATTTCCACATAGAAAAGATGATGATACAACAGGAGCAGTAGTTATATATGAATCTCCTTATAAAAATCAACAACAACAAGTACCTTTAAATATGTATGTAATTTGTCATGACCCCTATGGTCAAAATCAATCTGCAGATTCATCTTCATTAGGAGCTGCATATGTACTTAAAAGACCTAATAATTTATCACATCCAGATGACCTTATTGTAGCTTCTTATGTAGGTAGACCAAAAACACAAGACGATTATAATAGAAATTTATTTATGTTAGCAGATTATTATGGATGTAAGATAGGATTTGAAAATGATCGTGGAGAAGTTATAGCATACGCAAAAAGATATAGAAAGATGCATAAACTACAAGAAGAGTTTGAAATGTTAGATAAAAGAGAGCTTAGAAGTAAGACTGTAAAGCGTCAATATGGTATGCATATGACAGAAGCAAGGAAGCGTCAAGGAGAGATATATATAAGAGATTGGTTAAATACTGTAAGAAGAACAGATGAAAATGGAAATAAATTACTAAACTTGCATAAGATATATGATCCAGCATTGCTAACAGAGCTTATTAAGTTTAACCATGCAGGTAACTTTGACCGTGTAATGGCGTTTATGATTGGTATGTATCACACAAGAGAATTATATAATGCAGAGGTTAAAGATATATTAGAAGATCGAGCCGCAGATAAGTGGTTTGATAAAAATTATTATTAATATGGAAAAAGACAAGAATAAAGAACCTTATAATCCATTACCAGAATATTTATCAATAGGCCCATCAGATATTCATGGGGCAGGCATTATTGCCAGAGAAGATATTCCAGGTGAGATAGTTATAGGTATAAGTCATGTGTATGATCCTAATTTTCAACATGATTATATTAGAACACCTTTGGGTGGTTTTATTAATCATTCAGAAGAACCTAATTGTGAATTAATAGAAGAAGATGACGACACTGATTATAAGAAATTAAAAACAATAAAAAAAATAAATCAAGGAGAAGAACTTACTTTAAAGTATAGTTTATATGATATTTGTGATTATTTATAGTGTTATATTTATAAGAATATATATAATATTAAGATACTATGTAAAAGCGATTAGAAATTTAACTAAATTTGTCCACTATGGGATACGATAAAATACCAAGGCAAAAATTGCCTTTGTCTAAGAAGACTAAACAATGGAAAGAAGACTGTGTAGAAGCATACATAGACCTTTCTCAATCTGGCCGTAGTGCTGGTAGCAACAGAAAAGAATCTTTACAATCACTATATGAATACTATAACGGTGTAATTGATGAGGCGGATTACAACTATGTACTAAAACCTTACGGTAAATCTCGTAGTAATTTCCCTTCTCAACTGCGTAATTATCCCATAATTAAACCTATCGTTGATCTTTTGTTAGGAGAAAAATCCAAAAGGCCTCTCAATTTCACTGTTACAGTTCAAAACGCTGATGCTGTCTCTACTAAAGAGCAAGCAAAAAGTGATTTAATTTATCAAAGTTTTCAAAAGCAATTTGCAAATGAATTAATTAAAAATGGAAACTATCAAGGTGAAGAACAAGAAGTAGAATTACCTCAACAAATAGCAGATCAATTTGAAGCTAGTTATGTAGATAATAGAGCAATTAAAGGACAGCAAGCTGTAAATTATATAATGCACAGTCAAGAAATACATGATAAACTTCAAAAAGCTTGGGCTCATTTTTTAATAGCAGGAGAAGTATATACTCATAGAGGAGTTAGAAATAATGAGCCTTTTTATGAAATATTAAATCCATTAGATGTAGATTTTGATTTAGATCCAGATTTAGATTTTGTAGAAGATGGAGATTGGGCTTTAGTTAGAAAATATGTTCACGCTTCAAGTGTTATTGATACTTATTATGAATATTTATCAGATCAACAAATAGCAGAATTAGAAGAGCCAAGACATTCAGAATCTGATTCGTATTTCTTATATACTAATTCTATGAATAAAGATGCAAACGCATATAGAAATAGATTAATAGAAGTAGCTCAAGTTTATTGGAAATCTAGAAAACGTATTGGATTTTTAACTTATATGGATATGGAATCTGGGGCAATAGAAGAACAGGTGGTAGAAGATGGATTTAAAATGCCTTTAGAATTAAGAGAATTAGGTGCTAAACTAGAATGGAAATGGGTAAATGAAGTTTGGGAAGGAACAAGAATAGATGGTAGAGTTTATATTAAAATTCACCCTCTTGTTAATCAAAGAAATTCTTTAGATAATCTTTCTACTTGTAAATTACCAATTAATGGTATAAGATATTCTAACTTAAACGCTTCTAATATATCTCTAGTAAAATTAGGGATACCTTACCAGTTAAACTATAATATATACAAATATAGATTAGAACTTGCTATTGCTAAAAGTAAAGATATTGTTGCTTCTTTTGATATTAATATGATCCCTAAAAAATGGGATATGGATAAATTTATGTATTATGTTGAAGGTACAGGTATAGCTTGGGTAGATTATAATAAAGAAGGAATACAATTAAATCCACAACATCAATCTGTTATGGATATGTCTATTAAAACAATAGAACAATATATTACTTTACTAGAATCTATAATGCAAGAATGGGAAAAACTATCTGGAGTAAATAGACAAAGACAGGGACAAGTAGGTAGCTATGAAGGTAAAGCAACTTCACAACAAGCTATCGTACAATCTTCTCATATTACTGAAGATTTATTTCGTAAATTTAATAGATTAGAACAAAGAGATTTGCAATCATTACTTGATTATTCTAAAGAAGCATGGTTAGCTGGAAAGAAAACAATGTATGTTATGCCTGATGGTACAACAGATTTTTTAGATTTAGAAAGTATGGAGCATATGGAATCTAATTATGGTATATTCTTATCAGATTCTGGTAAAGAACAAGATAAATTAGATAACATAAAACAATTATCTCAAGCAATGATTCAAAATGGAACACCAGCCTCAACTGTAGCTGAAATGTTTGATGCAGATAGTTTTACTCAAATTAAACATAAAATAAAACTAGCTGAAAGAGAAATGCAAGCATTAGAAGCTAAACAAGCTGAAGCACAGCAAGCTCAACAGCAAGCTGAATTAGAACAAAAAGCTAAAGAAGCTGAAGATGAAAATATGAATAAAGAAAAAGATAGGGAAACTCAAATTAAAGTTGCTCTGATTCATGCTAGAGATAATGATACTAATGCTCAATTAAATCTAGCTAAAGGTATGAGAGAGTTAGATATTAAAGAAAGAGAAGTTGAAATTAAAGCTCAAGATAATAGAGACAAAGCTGATACTAACAGACAAACTGCAAATATTAAAAGAGAAGAAACTAAATCTAAAGAAAGAATAGCTAAATCTAAAAATAACAAACCTTCTAGTAAATAATGCTTACTTCTGAGGAACAGATGCAAATAATAAAAGATGCTATAACCTCTGGTTATAAGGGTCCTATATTTAAATTAATAGATGAAGGTCATATTCAAAAAGCTCAAATAGCAGCTACAGAAAATCAACAAGAACAAGGATTAAGAGGATCAGATGGAAATACCGCTATGGCTTTTCCTGAGTCTTCTGGTGATTTTAATACTCAAGGTATGGATTTTGATGTAGATATACGTAAGTATGATAATCAAGGAAATTTAGTTAGAAGTTATAATAAAGTTCCTCCAGGAGTTCAAAATTTACAAATGGGTGAAGAAGAAGGTACAGTTATAGAAACTCCTTCTCAATATCAGGATGGAGGATTTTATCCTAACCCTAATCAACCTGTAAATATTCAAGTTGATAATGAGAAAAAAAGAAGAGAGCAAGAAAAAAGAAATGATATAGAATTAAAAGCTAAAATAGATAAAGAGCAAACAGAAATTTATTCTAAGATGTTAGACCCAATCAATGTAGCAGATGCGGTAGGTATGACAGGTATCCCAGTTGTATCAGAAGCAGGAGATTTAATTAGTGCTGGTATTTCTACAGCTAGAGGAAACTACACTGATGCAAGTCTGTCAATGGCAGGTATAACCGTACCATTTGCTGGAGGAGCTGTTCTTAAACAGGGTAAAAAAACATATAACGTTATAGACAGAAACAGAGACTATACCTCAAGTAGATATTTCAAAGGTTCTGTGAAGCAAATAGATAATAGAGAAGATTTAATTAAAGAATATAATAAAAGAAATAATGTCTATCGTACTGATAATATTACTGGTGATGTTATGGGAAATAAAGAATTAACAGACGCCGCAAAACATTATGGATTTGATCCTAAAGATCCTAAACAAATGGCTGAATTTTTAGGTACTACACCTACAAAAGGTACCGGTAATAGGGCAGGAGTGGGAGGGCCTGATTGGGCAGGGAGGAGTACTGATATAAAATATTATGGAAATTATCCAGGACAAACACTTAAATATCAAAAAGTTCCAGATAGAAATGCATTTGTTACAAAAGTAAACTTATTTGGTGATGATATTTCAAAATTAAGTAATGATCAACTATATGATAGAATAAGCGCTCTAGATAATCAATATCATCATGATCCTAATTTAAATATATTTAACACTCGAAGAACTTTAAAAGAGCTGAGTAAGTTACCTCATGGAGCAATAATAAATCGCCACACTCTATTTCCTCCAGGCATAGATGTAACATCAGAGATTGTAGGTAAAACTAATATTCCTATTAGACAGGCTAAGGGAGTTTTAAATGCAGATGAAGTAAGACAACTTACAAATTATGGTAAAAATCCATTTGCTACTTTTCAAGAAGGTGGAGTAAGAAGAAAAAATTTAAACACAGCAATAGATGAAGTAGTAAAACTAGAAGATACTTCTAATAAAAAGAAAGTTAAAAAATTATTAGAAGTAACTAATTTTATGGAAAATAGTATGGGGTATAATCCTGAAGCATATAATAGAACTTATACTAATTCACAAGCATCTATTGATAAAATAATGTTAGACGATTTATTTGATAAAAAGAAAGATAAAGAAGGTAATCCTACAAAGCACAGTGCAACTCAAAAAAGATATTTTACTATGCTTAAGAATGCAGGATTACCTACAAATAAATCTAAATTTAAAGAAAAATTAAATTCTGATGATGCTACAGCTGCTGTAAATGCAATGAGAATGGTTTATGGTAAATCTCCAGAACCTATACCAGAAGTTACTGACACATTAGGAATGTTTCATTATTATAATGATAATTACAGAAAAAATACTAAAATAAAAGATTTGACAGAATCAAAGAAAAGATTCTATGAAGGATATAAAAGTAAATTTCAAAAAGGAGGATTTGAAAAACAATTTAATACAAATTATCAAGAATCTCAAAATTATCAAAGAATAAAAGGGAGTAGAAAAGGAATAAGACAAAATCCTGATGGGTCAGAAGCAACTCATTTAATGGCAGATAATAATAAAAACGAAGCATGGCCTACATTATTTCAAAGTAAAGATGGTAGTTGGTTTGAGCCAATAGATGCTTATAAAGAAGCTAAAAGAAGAGGGGAGATATATAAATTTGATTCAAGAGAAGAATTAATTAGATTTGCTAGAAAGGGAGATTGGAAAGATACTTATCAAAAAGGTGGATTTAATTTTAATAAGGGATTTAATTTTAATAAAAAGAAAGATTATAGTCAAGAGGCTATTGAAGAAAGAAAAGAAAATAATACAATAAGCTATGAAGATGCAGAATTAGCAGCTTCTTTTGCTCCTTATCTTGGAGAAGTAATTGATGCTAAAAATACTGTAAAAAGTTTAAAAGAAGGAAAGTATGGGGAAGCAGCATTACACGCTGCAGGATTTATGATTCCATTTGTTCCAGGAGGAGCTCTTGTAAGAGGAGCTAAAAAATTATTTGGAAAAGCAGATGAAATTGTTCCTATGAAAACTACTAAAGTTGGTAAACATACTATATCTAAAGAAGGTTTTGATGATATGATGAAATATCAAATACCTCCTGCAAAATATAATACAGAATTAGTTAATGCACCTGAAAATACATATAGAGCTGTTAGAAATCCTCTAGATCCTAGTACAGGAAAAGTAGACCCATCTTTTTTATATGCACCAAATGATCCGACACTTGGTTTAACTCCAATAACTACTAAAGAGATGGCAGAAAAAACAGCTTTAGAACTTAATCCAAATGTTTATAAACATAAGTCTAGGTTTAATGTAGGCATGAGCACATCCCCTAATAAAGCTGCAATGTCAGATTTTTATGCGTATAGAGTAAAAGGATCTGAAGGTTATTATGGAAGACCACCAGGACTTGACAAAAAAATGAAAGGTATAAAAAAATGGGATCTATCATACAATTTAAATCCTAATCAAAAAATACTTAATGCTAAAGATTACAATAGATTTATGAGGAATCAAAGTAATGTGTTAGAAGGAACAAAAACACAAGCTAATATATTAGAAAGATTAGGTTATACAGGAGTTAAAAAATTTCCAGATTCTGACGAATTACAATTTTTAAATCCTAAAAAAAGTTTATCTCTTAAAGGAGTAAAAGAAATAAGTAACCTTAAAAAAGGGGGAATGAGAAGAAAATGCAAGTATGGATGTTGGTAAGTGTTATATAATAATAGAAAAGGCAAAAAATAAAAAACTATAAAAAATATCAATATAATTAGTAAATTTGTTCCAACAAAAACAATATATATATGGACCCAAATGAAAAAATACAACTAGATGACATCACATTTGATGATGTTATTGGAGGAGATGGAGTAGAAACTCTCTCCTTAGAGGAAGCAGAACCTCTTGCAGAAGAAAAAAATACTGAAGAAAAACCCTCTGATGATAATGTCTTAGAAGATATTATTGATAATGAAGAAGAAAAAGAAGAGGAAGTAGAAGAAGAAAAAGTAGAAGATAGTAAAGAGGAAGTAGAAGAAGAAGCTGATGACTCTGAAGAATCTGAGAATGAATCAACAATTGTTGGAGAAGTTTTAGATAAATTAGGTTATGATTTAGAAAAAGAAGCTTATGCTGATACTCCAGAAGGATTAGCAAATATGACAGCTGATATTGCTTCTAAAATGGCGGACGATAGAATAGATAATGTTCTTGAAGCTTTTCCTTTAGTTAAAAAACATTTAGATTATGTTTTAGCTGGAGGAGAATCGCAAAATTTTATGGAAGCTTATGATCCTAATCTTGACTATCATAAAGTCACTATTGAAGAAGATGATCAAAGATCACAAAAAGCAATATTAGGAGACTACTTAGAATTAAAAGGTCATGATGAAACATTTATTGAAGAAATGTTAAATGATTTTGAAGATACAGGTAAATTGTATCAAAAAGCAGAAGCTGCTCGAGGAGCATTAGCTAAACATCAAGATGCAAAAAGAGATCAGTTAGTTGCTAAACAGAAAGAAGAATCTTCTAAGAAAAGAGAAGAATTAACTAATTTCTGGAATGGTGTTTCTGAGACTATTGAAAACTCAGATGCTTTTGCAGGAATTTCAGTACCAAAAAGAGATAAAAGTAAGTTCTTTGATTACTTATCTACTCCAGTTACTAAAGAGGGGTACACACAAAGAGATGTAGATCATTCAAAAGCTGATTTAGAAATAAAACTAGCAATTGATTATTTGATGTACACGGGTTTTGATTTAAGTGGTCTTATATCATCTAAAGCAAAAACTCAAAATGCTAAAACGTTGAGAGAACGTATTAGTAAGAATGAAGATAGAGTTAAATCTACTCGAAGATCAACTAGAAGAAATTCTAAGCTTGATTTAGATACTTTAGATCTATCCTTGTAATAACCGGCAATTATCAAGGAAACTTGAATTGTATATAACTTTAAAAATAATTAGAAAATGGCAAACAACGGAACGAACATAAGCGTCCAAAAGACGTTTTACAATGACTCGCAAATGACAGACATGAATAGTCTATCAAATGCATTGTTGGCAAAACCGACTGAACTGTCTCCAATTATTACTCACTTAGCAGGAAAAGACGATAAAAGATTCCCACTATCTTTCTTAACAGAAGGTGTTGGAAATGTTAAATCTATTGACCGTTTGGAGTATGAGTATCGTGTGGCAACGCATAGATTGAGAACGAGACCAGTAGCGGCAACACCAGCAATAACAGCAAATGTAGGAATAGGGGGAGCAACTTTTGAGTTGGAATTTCCTGACAAACATTTTGTATTTCCATACGTATTAGTATCTCAAGCAGGTACTCAAGCACGTATTATGAAAGAACCAGAAGCAGTAGGTTCTAACTGGAAATACACTTTACAATTAATCAACCCAGCAGCTTCAGCAACAGTTGCAGCAGCAGATATTACAGTTGGAGCTCTTTGGGCTCAAATGTATGCACCTGTAGGAGTAGACTTCTCTAGAGGTAATGCTTCTAACTGGGAAACTCCAGGTAAAGTAAGAAATAAACTAACTACGGTTAGAAAATCTTACCACATGTCTGGAAACGCTAAAGATTATGTAGCAGAATTTTCTCTACCAACTAAAGGTGGATCTACTACTAAACTTTGGATGGACTATGAAGAGTACTTACACATGCTTGACTTTAAAGAAGAGTGTGAAATGTACTACTGGTATGGTCAAAAAACTTATGATACTAACGGAGCTACTTTCATGAAAGATGAAAATGGACAACCAGTAATTGTAGGCCCTGGTCTATTAGAGCAAATCATTAATACTGATACTTACTCTACTATGACTGAAACCAAATTAAAGAACATCATTGGTGATTTATTTTATCAAATGACTGATGCTGCTCAAAAACAAGTAACTCTTTATACTGGTACTGGTGGTGCTAGAGAATTTGATGAGGCACTTAAATCTCACTTCTCAAGTAATACTTGGAAAGTTGGAGGAGAGAATCGTTTCATCACTGGATCTGGTAGATCATTAGGTATGAGTGGGTACTTTACTTCGTATGAGCATATTGATGGACATAGTGTAAATGTTGTAAAACTTCCTATGTTTGATCATGGTGCAGTTGCACAAGCTCGCGCGAAACACCCTGTTACAGGATACTCTCTTGAGTCTTATAGAATGGTATTTGTTGATCAATCTAATTATGATGGTCAAAACAATTTACAAATGATCTCTAAGAAAGGTCGTGAGTCTATGAGATGGTGTGTAGCTGGATCTGTAGTCCCTAGAGGATTTGATTCAACTTCATCTAGAGCATCTGATGTTGATGGGGCGTCTGTACACATGTTAAAAACTGCAGGTATCGCGTTAAGACGTTTTGATACTTCTTTAGACATTACTTGTACGGCATCTTAATCTGGCATTAACGTGCGTCTATATATTGGTTTTGATTAAGGTTGTGGGGGAGCAATCCCCCACTGCTTTAATTGATTATTAATACGGAGAGTTATTCTTTACATCCACTTAATTAAAACTTTAAAAGAACTTAAATTATGAGTAAAAAAGTGTATTTACGGAGAGAGGACCTAGGAGGTTACTTACCGAAAGCAGTAAGAGCAGAGGCTACAATGAAATTAAGTAGTGTTTATGTAAATAGACAACCACTAAAAGGATTTGACAGAGCTGATGAAAAAAAGTATATGGAAGGAATTTTAGATGTTAATCCTGATCATGTTGATTGGCCTAAACATTCTAAACAATTCTGGGCAGAACTTACAATTCCTGTAGGATTTACAGGAGTAGAATTAGAAATAGGTAAGGATGAATCTGGTATGCCATTAAACATTATGGATTTTATCAAGTATTCTTTTGCAATTAAGCATCCTCACGTAGCTCTAACTAAAGAAGAGATGGATTCTGATTTTAGTAAAAGATTTTATATGCAAGACACATTAAGAGATGATAAGGTTAAAAATAATCAAATCAAACTTAAAAAAGATGCAGATAAAGAATTTATTAAAGTTTCATCTAACGGAGAAAATATGAAGAGAATATTAAGATTAATGTCTAATACTAATCCTAATAGAATGAGTGAAGAACAAATTGAAAATACTCTTTATGAAATAAAAAATAATGAACCTAAAAAGTTTCTTAGAGTAGCAACAGATAAAAACTTAGAATTAAAAGCAGAAATTGAAGAAATGGTTTCAGCGGGAGTTTTAAGAAAAATTGGAAATCAAGTAATCTTTATTGATGAAGTTATTGGTGATACAATGGGGGATGCTGTAGTTTACTTAAAAGATAAGAAAAATTCTGGGACATTAACAATTTTAAGGTCTAAACTTAAAGAATTATCTTTAGTATAATATGAATGTAAATCAAATGCATATAGCAATTCAGCAAGGAGTGGATAAAATTAATTCACTCCAAGCTGACATGCTTTTATCAGAAGAAATAGATGTAGAATTAAATAAATCTATGTCTAGATTTTTAAATACAAAATATGGCAAGAATAATAAATACGGACAAGGATTTGAAAATAGTCAAAAACGTATTGATGATCTAAGAACATTAGTTAAAGAATATTCTGCTCCTACAATTTATAAAGAGCAGTATAATAATAATATTTGGGTAGATCAATTTAGACTTCCTTCTGATTATTTATATTTAGTAAATCAAAGATCAGAAGTATTTATAAATAATTGTAATCCTATAAGTTTTAGTGTAGATGACACTTCACCTACATCTTACTTTGTTATGCCTATAGATAATTTGCATAATGGAACAGTAATGATTGATACTCTTGATGTATATGTAGATCCATCAAATATTGCTTTAGGAACTGCAAATATTCATACAAATGGAGGAGCATTTGTTTATCCACAAGATTTACAAGCATATAAAGATTTTTTAGTAAATCCAATAAACTGGCCTGCAGGATTTGAATTATATTTTGAAGAATATGGACAATTAGATTTTCCTAACTCAATTATAATTATTATAGATCCTGTTATGCATTCATGGTTTAATTGGGATTCTTCAATTACAAATAGTGTTTCTAGTAGTAATTTAATAACTAGTTTAATATCTATGGCTGGAGGTGTTACTGATCCTGAAGATGATGCAAATGAAGTAGTTTATGGGCAATATGTTGAAAATGGGTTAGGAGCTAAAAGATTAGCCCCTACAAGCGCAACTAGAGAGTATGCGTTAAATAAGTTTATACAACATGATGATATATCTACATTATTGGATGATCCTTTTAATACAACTAAACACACATCTCCTTTAACAACCATTAGAGGAAGGTATATTGATCTTTACACGAATGATATATTTATAATAGATAAGGTAAAAATAACTTATATAAGAAAGCCAAAGGAAATTTCACTACCTTTGGCGGTAGGTTGCGAACTGCCTGAGCATACGCATCAAGAAATTGTTGATATGACAGTAGGGAGCATTTTAGAGGGAATTAGTGATCCTCGTTATAAATCTCAGTCCATTGAGGCTGGGAAAAATGAATAATTATTAATTTAAAAAATTAGAAAAAATGGCAAGACATTTGTATATTGGAAACGATGTTGCAGTTAGTTACTCTTCTGGAGTATTGGCTAGCGGAGCATTAGACATCCAAAAACTAAGCGCTACAGGACCAACTAGTATGGTTGCTGGAGACACGATTGCAGACTCTGCACAATTTAGAATTGTACAAGGAGATGGAAGTACTAATATTGTAAGTCCTTGGATTTATGGCAAAGATGTAATTAACTGGAGTGGAAAATCTCATGCAGCACAAACAGCTGAGGTATTTAGAATTGCACTAGGTACTAACGCTACTGCAGCTTCTACACACAGATTTAAAATAATTAACATGACTAATGGTGTTGAGCCATTTGAAATGAAATCGTATGAGTATACTGTTGCAGCGTCAGCTACACCAACTACTCAATGTACAGCTTTAACAGCAGCTATAAATGCTGATGTTCCTCACTGGGTAAAAACTGTTACTAATAACGGTACTAGTATTGATCTTACAGGTTACAAAAAAGGTGAAGCTAAAGCTGACGGATCAATTCAAAAAGAATTAGTTCACATGTCAGGTGCAGATAATATGGATGGAGACAACGGAACTGTTGCTACTTTATCTTATTCTACAGCTGGATCTCAAGGAGCTGGTGACGGTTACTATGTTAAAGAAATGGAAGAAAACTTAAGAGGTGCACAATATGGATATTACAACAGATTAGAGCTTCCTAATACTCCTGCTTTAGTAACAGAAGTGGCAGAGCCTTATGATATGTATAATATCACAGCTACTAAAGATGGATCTTCAAATTCACAAATTCACGGAGTTGACAATCTTATTGAGATTAACATAGCATTTGATAATGGAACAGCAGCTTTAACAGCAGCATTAGAATCTGTATTAAATGGATATTTAGCATCAGTAAATTTTGCACCAGTCAATCTATAATTATTAACCTTTAAAAAATAAATTCAAATGGGATTATTAAATAACATAAATGTTGTAAGTGGAGCCACAGGTGCCCTTACATCTACAGGAGACTATTCTTTAGGAGTAACTCTACCTGCTGGAGCAAAAGTAGTTCATGTGTACCTTGAGGAAACTACTAACTGTGCTACTTCAGCGTCAGGTACTGTACAATTACAGGCTGCAGGAGCATCTGGCGATGTTGCTTTAACAGCTGCAATTGCTGCTGGATCTGTAGCATCTGGAGAAGTTGCTGTAACTAGCGGTTTCTCTATTGTTGAAGCATCTCCGCTACAAGTTACTGTAGCAACAGGAGCTTTAACTGCAGGAGCTATAACTGTTTATGTAGCTTACATAAACGGAGCTGACGTCTAGTAGCATTTAACTATATAAGACTTATAGGGGGCATTAGTCCCCCTATTGGTCTTTTTTTTAACAACCAAAAATATGGCTTTTAACATAAACGTAGTAAACTCATGTAAACTTTTAGCTATGAATGCTAAAAGGTATGATCCAAATTCTCTACAAGCAAGTATACAAATAACAAATGTAGACAGTAGTTCTAGTATATCTGTTGTTATGAATTATGATGCAGCTGGACGAGGTAGAATTAATGTTCCTGTAAGTAATTTACCTACTTCTAATGGAGTATATAGAGCATGTTTATCTGAAGATGGTATTGAATATGCATGTATTCCAGTTTTAATAAAATGTGACATAGACTGTTGTTTAACTAAATTAACAGATGAATTAATAGACTGTTCTTGTGATTGTGCTAGATGCGCTACTACATTAGCTAAAGCCCAAAAAATATATTTATTATTAGAAAGTGCAGCATCAGCTGTAGAAATAGCTTCAGAAAGTCAAAGTCAATCTTATTTTGAAGACATACTTGATAAATATAAGAAAGCAAGAGAGATTTGTGACAATAACTGCGGCTGTGACTGCTAAAAAATAATATATGGCTGAACCAGAAGAAGAGCAAGGAAATCAAGGCGACGGTGTACAAGGAGCAGCTGAAGGAGCAGCACAAGGGGATTCAGGAGAAGCAGTAACACCAAGTTATAGTTTACTTGGATTATCTGCAGCAGTATATAATAATCCTTTACTTCCTAAATCAGCTAAAAATTTATCTAGTGGTGCCCGTATTCAAGCTAAAACAGGAAGGTTACCTAAAGTAAATCCTAATTTTGGTAAGAGATATATATCACTACAAGCATATAATGCTTTAGCTCTTAATGATACTTATAATTTTACTAGTATAGGTACAGATAGAGGACTTCAAATAAGAGTAACAAAAAAACCTTCTAATGGTTCTGGATGGGATGAAGTAATAGATGTACAAGATGTTACTCCATATGATCCGGCACACTGGACAATTAGTGAAGGAGTTCCTAATTCCTCACAAGCTCTTACTATAACATCAACATCTACATATTTTCATTTAGATTATAACAAAGAAGCATTTCATGCTAATAGTGGGTATTACCAATATCAGTCAGCTAATGGAGTATATGAGGTTACAATCCAAGTAACATTTGCGTCTGGACATATAGAAACATTTGACATTCCTTGTCCAGTTTATTATCAATATCAAGCTGATCTTAGTTATGATGAAAACCCATCAGAAACAGTAGGCCAAATACAAGAAGTGCATCAATGCACAACAGATCCTAATGAAGAATTTTATTCTAAAGGTCCTAATCAACTTATGTCTCCTCATTATGCAGGTTCACAGACATATGTAGTTACTAGATTTGCTCCAGACCCTAGTTTTAATCCATCAGGAACTTTAGGTGAATATGGATATGTATCACCAATACTTATTCCTGGTGTTGATAGATTTAACCTTATAAATCCTATTGATAATCCTTGGGGCGACTTTTTAACTCCTTTTTATGGATCAAATGGATTTACAACAGTAGATCAAACTCAAACATCTAAACAAGTAATTAAAAGAATAGATGCTGTAGCACAAATAAATAATCCAGATCATACTTCACTTATTGACACTAAAGATTATTCTTGGTTTCAAACATTTTACACACATGACCCAAATACTGGTGCATATCATAATGGTAGTTTTAGTGGTACTGGAGATACATCTTACAGTCAAATACTTACTGATATAATAGCTAACAATCATATTAATGCTCAATATTTTACATCTACTTTTTATTATTCAGAAAATATTACATCTTGTACAGTAACTCCTGGAGCACAATATAGAGTTTGTGATAACCCAGGTAATCCTTCTCATTATGCAACAACTGGTAATGATTGTAGTGGAACAGCAATACCTGCAGCAGATTTACCTGGAGGATCAAATTTTAGTAATGTAACATATACTCATGATCAATCTTGTTGTACTAAATGTACTCTTACAGTTAGTGCAACTACAGTAGATGCAACAAATAGTGTTAATGACGGTAAAATAGTTTGGGATGCCACATCTGGTGGAGTTTCTTCTGGAAATCCTTGGAATAGTGGTAGTGAATACACAGTTACATTAGAAGATTCTAATGGAAATGTAATGGGAACGGCAGCACCAACAGGAGGTAATACCTTTACTGATGCTACTTGTGATACTACAAATAATTCTAGTTTAGTAGCTTGTGATTCAAGTGTTAAAATACAACCAGGTATGCAAGTATCTGGTACAGGTATACCATCTAGTACTTATGTTGGTACTATTACAGTTGGTTCTGTAAGTATAGATGTTACTCAATTTCAATTAGTAGATACATTAGGAAATATAGTTGATGCTACTGCTACAAATACAAATGAAACATTAACCTTTGCAATAGGACATACTGGAGAACATGGAGGTTTAGCTCCAAATAATACTGCTAATCCATTTTATACTCTTTGCATAACAGATGAAGATGGGTGTCAAGAATGTAATAGTTTAGTTGTTAATGAAAATCCAATAGTAACTACTACTGGGTGTACAGACAGTACAGCAGTAAATTATGACAGCACTGCAACAATAGATGACGGAAGTTGTGTTTTATGTAATTCAACTACTGGAGAATTAGTAGATCCTATAAGTGGATCATCAACTCCATCTTGGACGTATGCTGATTCAAATGGTCCAGCAACTGTAAATAATATAAGTACTCCTTCATGGAATTCTGACGGAACTCTATCTGTTGCTGGAACACCTACTCTTACTCAATATCTTACTTTTGATGCTAACTCTTCTTTTGAGATAAAATTATATAAAGTAACTAATCAAGGAGATACATCAGCATCTCCTGGAGCAAGTTTAATAGCCACGCAAAATGCAGGTACTCTTAATAATGTATCTGTTGCTGCTCACACTTTTACAGGATTAGATTACGGATGGTATTCTGTACGATTTAGATATATTGATTCAAATAGTGTAAGTACTATGGAAGACTGCTGGTCAGAATTCCCTACTTTAGTTCCAGCTGAAGTTTGTTCTGATCCTGCAAATCCTAATTATACCGTAATACCTTCTAATCCTTTATTAAGATTTCCTAACAATCAAGTAGTATGTGCGTCACAACCTCCAGCATGTTGTAATCTATATCCAGTACAGACTAATTGGGTAAATCAAAAAGACCCTTGTTCTGAGATGTATTTATCTTCAGAAACTGATTGTGATCCAGGAAGAGTTGTGGATGTTGAATGGTTATTTAGTCCTACAGGATCTACTTATACAAGTCTTGGAACTTACAGTTTAGGTAATGTTTCTGGTGGTTCTGGAGATTTTTATGCTTATAGTAATAATGATCAAGTAAATGGAGTAAACTGGTTAACAGCTAATGGTACTGGATATTATAAAGTTAAAATTACTGCAACACATGGAGGAACAGTTGGAGCACCACATACATGTGTAAGAGAAGAGTTTGCATTAATTACACTTCCTATTGTAGGATGTATGGATCCTGCAGCACATAATTTTGATCCAACTGCTACATGTCCTGGTCCTTGTGCTTTTCCCTCTTGGGATTGTGAACCAAATACTGGTAATTGTATAGATCCTTGGCAAGGAACTTTACAAGGATATACGCCAGGAGCATATAATTGTTTAACTGGGCCTGGATGTTGTAATTCATATTGTAGCCCTGTTAATGTTGGTGGATGTACAGATTCTTGTGCTACTAATTTTGATCCTAACGCAACTTTTGATGATGGATCTTGTACTTATACAGCATGTTTACATTGGCCTTCTATAAATCAATATCAAAATTGTTGTAATCATAATTACTACCCTCCTTCTCAAATTATAGCTGCAGACAATTCTTGTTGTCTAATGCCATGTCATACTGCACATACAATTTCATTTACAACTACAGATAGTACTTCAACATGCACTACATTTAATAATGATGGATCAGTTTCTGTAACTGTAGTTTTAAATTTTGCATCAACAAGTACATGGACTTGGGAAATATTTGAAAATAATCAAACAACTTTAGTATATACAGATCCTGTAACATATAGCGGATCAACAACTTCAAATGTATATGCACAATTAGGAAATGGTAATTATTGGGCTGTAGTAACTGATAATTATGGATGTCATTTTGGTATGGCTTTTACCATTAATAGTACTAGCCCATTAGTAGGATGTACTGATCCAAATGCAGATAATTATAATCCGTTAGCAGTTTGTGATTGTTGTTGTCAAGTTCAAGGATGTTTAGATCCTAATGCTAGCAATTTTAATCCAAATGCAAATATTCCTGGGCAATGTGATTATATACTTCCTCCGCCTAGCCCATGTATTCCACAAACAATTGATAGAGATAAAGAATTAGTGAAAGCGTGTCTTATTAAAGAAGGAACAGAATGGTTAAATGATTATAAAGTTGGTAGAGCTGATGATTGTACATTAATGAATAAGTGGAAATTAATATTAATAAATTATTTATTAGATCAAGACGGATTATCTTGTTTATATAATTGTCAAGATTTAGAAACACCTAATCCAACAATAGCTCAAAATTGTAACGATATATGGGTAACAGGAGGACCAAGTACAGGATTAAATCATGACACTAATCATGCAGCTGCTAGTATAGTAAATGCAGGAGAAGGAACAACAGTTACTGCATATGATAATTTCCCTAATGGTTGGTTTGGAGTAAGTGCTCTTTCTAATCCAACAAATAATTTTACATATGTAGGAGATGTAGTTAAATTTGATCTTCCAACTGGGCATCCTTTAGCTAGTTGGCTAAATGGAACAATATGGACATTAACAACTCCTAGTTCATTCCCATCCGGAATACATAATGGATGTTCAACACAAAAAATACAACATTATACTCAATGTTTAGATATGAATACAATAAGTATAACAACAACTATTAATTATTACGATAATTTTATTAACTTTGTAAACAAATTTTGCGCAGACTGTAATATATCGATAATTAAATAAAAAATAAATAAAAAATGGCAAGTAATAAAAATATATACAGTTTAAAATCACTAGTAAAAACAAGTGTAGATGACTATGATTATTTAGAAACATCTAATAGTGTAACTAAACTATCTAAAAAATTACAAGTAAGTTCACTATTTGCTTCTTTAGCTACTGCAGGAACTTCAAGTGAAACTTTATATTCAAGTGTTAGTAATAAGAATCAATTAAACTTTAAAGGAATTAAATCAGGAGATACTGGATTATTAACAGTAACTACTGCTTCTGATAATATAGTAATAACTGCTTTAGAAGCAGGTATAGATCTTGATTTATGTAATAACGCAACTTCAGGATTTTTATCTTCAATAGATTTTACAGGAAGTATAACAGGACAAAATGCAGTAATAAATGGAGGTACAGGTTTAAGCACAATAGCTAAAGGCGCAATGCTATATGCTAGTGCTACTGATACTATAGCTGCTACTGGAGCAATGTCTACTAATGGACAATTACTTATAGGTAATGCTACAACTGGAATTCCTACATTAGCTACACTTACAGGAGGAACAAATGTTACTGTTACTAATACTGCAGGAGCAATTTCACTTGCAGCTACCTTATCAACTGCAACTGCTAATCTAGATATGGATAATTATGATATTGATCTTGGTACAGGATGGTTAAGTGGTAATGGAAGCCATGAAGGTATTAATATTGATTCTGATGGTAAAGTATTTATAGGAGAAGATACTCCTACAGCAGTTTTTGCAGAAGCTCTTAATGTAAAAGGAAGTATTAGGTTTTTAAATACTGATGCTCCTACAATAAAACCTACAGCTACATCAAGCTCAACTGCAGGATTAGCTTTAACATTAGAAAGTGGAAGTAGTGCTTCTGGCGCAGCAGGTAATTTAAATTTAACTGCTGGTACAGCTTCAGGAAATGCAGCAGGTGGTAGTGTAATAGTTACAGCTGGTAGAGATACTTCTGGTTCTTCTGATGGAGATATACAATTAAAAACATATACAGGAGGTACAGCAACAGCAGGATTAACTGTTGCAGCAGAAGGACAAAATGTAACAGTTGATACAGGTGATTTAGTTATCACTCAAGCAACTAAAGGTCTTGTGCATACAGGTGCAGGAACAGTTACTCAGGAAACAGGTCATACAACAGGAGTTACAATTAATGCAACTTCTGGTAGAATAACATTAGCAGCTGTAGCTTTAGCTGCAGCAACTAATGCAGAATTTACTGTAACGAATAGTACAGTAACTGCTAACTCAATTATTTTGTTAACAGTGCAAGATGAGAATACAACTAATAATGCACAGCTAACTGCAGCTACACATACAATAGCTAGTGGTAGTTTTAAAATATCATTACATAATCCAGCGGCTACTGGATCAACCTCAACAACAGCCAGTAAGATTCACTTTTTAGTGATAAATTAATATTAACCAAACCAATATAGACAATGGAAACAATTAAAGAAGTAAAAACAACAACCAAAATTAATGCAACAAAAGGAGAATTTGTAAATCTAGTTAATGGATTATTTGCAGTTCAAGATTTAAAAGGTAAAAAATTTGGATTAGTAGTAAGTAAAAATATTGCAACTATACAAGAAGCTTTACAAGATTTAGCAGATGCTGGTAAACCTTCTCCTGAATTTTTAAAATTAGCAGAAGAAGTAAATGCAATAGCTGAAAAAAATGAAGAAGATGCTAAAGACCAGATTAAAAAACTTGAAGAAGATAATCAAGAATTAGTTGACGCTAGAAGAAAACAAATGAAAGATTTGGAAGAAACAATGAAAGAGACAATAGATATAGAGCTTAATGTTATATCTGAAAGTCTTTTACCAGAAAGTGTAACAGCAAAGCAAATTACTGCTTTAATAAAAATAATAGACTAATGATAAAAAGACTGTATAGTTATGTAACTTTAATAATATTTTTTTTACTATTAACAACAATTGTTAATGGTCAATCTATTTTAAAAAATCAATTAAAGTTTTCTACATTCTATGCAGCCGTAAATGGAGGTACATCTTTATCTGATGTAGAAACATTTTCTGTTACACCTGGATATTTAAATCAAGGTCTTATAGAAACTCCATATGATTATTCATTTACTATTGGACTTAGAAAGATAGCTAGATTTGGATATGAAAATAGAGCAAATACATTTTACGATGGTACAGAGTCAAATTATACAGATGAAGCAACAGTAGGTAAAGTTCAAGGATTTGAATATTTATTTGAAGTTGATTATGCTAGACAGCAAGGTGTAGATTATTTAGATCAACATCATTTTATTAGATACAGTTCTGACGATGATTGTGATGGTCCTTTATGTATAAATCAATTTGCTGCTAAAGTAGAGTATTTAAAAGATGGTTTTGCAGATGTAGAATATTTTGAATTATCAGAAAGATATAGATGGAAAAAGAATAGAAATTTATCTTTTAGTATAGGTGCATTACATAGATTAGCAGAACCATATGGATATGATCCTTTAGATGAGTGGATATTAGATAATGGTAATTTACATTATACATATTTAGCAATTCAAGAAGGTTATAATGTAGATGTATATAATAATATATATACTGATCCTGACGGCAACACAGTTGCTAATAGTTCAGAAGTTTGGAAAGAAGTTGTAATACCACAAGTATTATCTGATTATACAAACAGAAAAAGAGATGAGTTAAATAATCAAATTCAGCATTCACTTGTAATTGGGTTTGATTATTATAAGTATAAAAAAAATAGATGGCTTCATGCGTGGGGTAATTTTTTACCTTATCATTATAATAATGGTAATGAATTTTCTTACCACAATTATGTTGATGGGCAATGGTTTGACTATTCAGCAGGATTAATTTATGGTATAAAAATAACTAAACATCTAGGATATTTTATGGAAGGTAAATATAATAAATATTGGAACAGAGAGTGGTATGATTTTAAAGTAGGAATTAATTACGTAGTATTTTAATATGTGGAAATTATTTAAAAATCAAAATGATATAAATGAAAAGAATATAATTGGTTTTATATCTTTTGGTGTTATGGTATTATTTGCTATTATAGATCTAACTACCGCTATTATATACATGGGGTATGTAGGAGGTGGAGAATTAGAAATTAACGACACTATATATAATTCATTTGTTATGGTAACATTAGGATGTTTTGGTATTAGTGCCTTTGAAAAAGTAAAAACACCAGAAAAAGTTAAAGAATAATGTATACATATAAAGCAAAATTAGATAGAGTAGTTGATGGAGATACAGTAGATGCTCATATAGATTTAGGATTTGATATTACTATACATAAAAGAATAAGACTTGCAGGTATAGATACACCAGAATCAAGAACAAGAGATCTTGAGGAAAAAGCAAGAGGATTAGCTTCTAAAGATAAATTAATTGAATTATTAGGAGATGGAGATTTTGTTTTAGAAAGTAAAGAAGTAGGTAAATATGGAAGAGTGTTAGGCACTTTAATGATAGATGATTTAAATATTAATAATACCTTAGTTGAAGAAGGCTTTGCCGTAGAATACTGGGGTGGTAAAAAAAATAAATAATATGATAAACTGGATAAACGGTTATGCTGCCGGAAATAAAAAGCAGAAATATGAATTTAATTTTAGACTGGGTACATTTACAGTTTTAGAATTTAAAGCTTGTTTGTTTTGTGATGAAAATTGTACAGCAAAAAGATTTAGATTTATGGTGTTAAACTTAGGATTTGAATTATAAGATATGCCTATAACTAATAAACAAATTCACGACGAGTTAAAAGACTTAAAAGAAGATGTAAGATTTATTAAGAAGAAGTTATTAGATCCAGATGATGGAACTATTGCTAGAGTAAATATAAATACATCTTTTAGAAAAGGAGCACAAAAAACATTGTGGTCTATTTGGATTGTTTTAGTAGGTATATTAGGTAAGTTAATATTTTGGAATTAAAATGGGAAAAGAGTTAAATGAAGATACAGGATTTAATGTAAGCATTAAAACGTTAATAGCAATAGGATTTGCAATGGCTACAATTATAGGTATGTGGTTTGCTTTACAAGCAGATATAGCTGAAGCAAAAGAACTACCAGTTCCACCGCCACCAGATGTTACCCGTATGGAATTTGACATGAAAGATCAGATGATTCGTAATACAATTATAACTACGCAATCAGATGTTGAGGAAATTAAAGAGACTCTAGAAAAGATAGAGGATAAATTATATAATAGATAATGGAAGAAGACACAAACGTTACTTGGAGAATATTTAGTATATATTTAATTATAGTACTTTTAGTAATGTGGGCGGGTACTGTTAGTGGTCAAATTTCAGTAGCATATTTTAATGCTGATTGGAATAAAGCAAATGGAGTTGCATGGATTGATGATTTAAAAGAAGTTAATACTCTATCTTATGTAGACGTAGCTACCCAAAATGAGTTAGCTACTAAACATAAAATAGCAGTTATACCTACTCTTATACTTTTTAAAGATGGTGAAGAAGTAGCTAGATTTCAAGCGGATCTTAGTTTTAAAATGGTAGCAACAAGAAAAGAAGTACAAGAAGAAATAGATAACATATTAATGAGCGATTTTTAAATGAAGAAAATTATTTTAATACTAGTAGTTATTTTAATGGGATGTGCAACACCTAAAAATTGTTGTGCACAAGTTGATTGGTGCGATTCAATATCATACTCAGTATTACCAAATACAAATGGTGTTTTCAGTGTAATGATTGAGA